AAATCGACTTGATCGAGGTCGAGACCAGCGGCGCGCCGCCTTCCCACAGCTGGCCCACACCCTTGACACCGTTCTGGATGTCGTAGGTGTTCGAGGCTGCCACGGCGCCGGTCAGGCGAGTGGTGGTCAGGGCCTGGCCGGCGCCGCTGACCAGCTGGTCCTTGCCGAGGAAACTGAAGGTCGCGTCGGTCAGCGCCTTCGAGGCGATCTGGGTCGAGAACTTCGACACGTACATGCCGCGGAAGGTCTGGAACTGGTTGATGTCTTGCTGCTGCTTTTCGATGGTGAACGACTGCAGCGTGGTGCCGTTGGACAGGCGCGAGGTTGCGATCGAGCTGCCGGCCACTGCGGTCGACGCCAGCAGCGGCGTGTTCACGTCCAGCGTGACGGTGGTCGTGGTCGGCGCCACCGAAGTGGAATTGCGCACCAGCTTGCCGTCGTTCGGGTCACCCGGCATGTTGATGCGGAACCACTGGCCCGGCTGCAGGGTGGTGAATGCGTTCGCACCAGTCGGCGCGGCGCCAGCGGTGATCACCGAAGCGGTAGTACCGGCCACGCCAGCGGTGACGGAAGCGGAGAAGGTAGTGCCCACGCCGTTGGTGCCGTGAGCGCTCCAGCTCGAGCGCAGCAGGCTGGCCAGGAAGCGGTCGTATTCGGCGTACTGCATGTGCACCTTGATGTCGCCCTTCGCTTCACCGTAGGTCGTGGTCGACGAGGTGAGTTCCGCAGTCGGGTTCATCTCCTTGTCGTTCTCCTTGGTCAGGTCGAACGACAGGGATTCGCCGGTGTTGCGCAGGGCATACGGATTGCCGGTGGTCGGAATGACACCGAACGAGGCTTCCGGCACGTAGGCAATCTGTTCCCGGCTGGCATTGGCGAAAGTGGGCATGTTAGTTCTCCGAAGAAATTTCCCCGGAGTCTAGCAGGCAATTATTGCCAAGTGTAAATAGTTTGCCGTCTATTTACTGCTGCCGACTGAAGTAGAAGAAGGGGATGATCACCGGCTGGTACCAGAGCCCCTTGAACTCGCGGCCGCGCACCGGGTACGCCGCTTGACACTGCAACGCACCAAACACCTGGGTGCTGAAGTAGGGCATGGCAAAGTCCAGCAATTGCTTGGCCGCAAGGGTGCCATTGCCGTCCTTGACGACGGCTGTCAACAGGATCTGGCCCCAGCGCTTAACGTTCGGATTCTGGCCAAGTTCGGCCTGCTCGCCGTCCAGTACCTCGATCGCCACCTGCAGATAGGGATTGACCTGGGTGGCGTGGTCGACTACGTTGCGCCCCTCAGGCTCGACGACCAGCGGGTACGCCGCGTGGTCGGCGATGATCTGCTCGATCACGCCCATCACGGCCTGGTGCAGCTGGGCAAGGGTAAAGGATTCGCTCACAGGTCCTCCGGGTTAAGGGCTTTGGGGATCGCCGCTGCCTGCGCGCGGATGTACGCATCGATGCGCACATGGCCCGGGATGACGTTCTCCGGACGCAGGCGCTCGACGCCATCCGGACCGATCATCGTCTGGCCGGCGGCGCCGACCTCGAGCTCGGTGGCGTTGATGAGGTGCACGCGGCTGCTCATCGTCACGCCGCGCAGCTGCGCCGCGCCGCGCGCCAGCGCGGTGCCGACGGCTTCCGGGTCGCCCGCCTGGTGCGGCGTGACACGGTACGCCGCGGTGCCGTCATAGGCGCCATCGCTGCGCGAGACGTGCGACTCAAATTTGCCCGGCCACGGCTTGTAGACCGGCATGTTGCCGTCGACCGCGATGTTCCAGTTGCTGGCGAAATCACCAGACCATTGCGGCGAGACGCGCACGCCTTTCTCGAACAGCCAGTAGAGTTTCTGCCGGTAGACGCCGTCGGCGGTATCGGCCACCTTCTTGCGCACACCCTTCAAGCTCTTGATCGCGGCGGCCAGCTTGGTGGCGTTGACCGCAATCACACCGGCCTCACGCGCAGCACACGCGCGTCGAGCTCGATGATCGAGGTCAGCACGCGCCAGGTCTGGCCCAGCATGGTCAGCTCGGAGCCGGGCTGCGGCGCCGCGCTGGCGGCGGCCACGAACACCACCCGGTCGCCCGGCTGGCTGTCGGCCTCCACTTGCGTGCGGTAGCGGTAGAACTTCAGCGAGTCGGCCTGGATCACCGGCAAGGTATTGCCGATCGACTCCAGTGTGTCCGTCACAAGGTTCAGCTTGCCGGTCGTAATGAAGGTCGCCTCCTGCAGTGCATCAGGCTCGAACTCGTCGGCCTCCAGCACCAGCAGGCCGTCAACCTCCATGTACTGGCCGCGCACGCGAAACAGTGCTGCGCCCTGCCGGAAGAACGCGCCGCGCGCGCCGGCGCCGTCGAGCGGGTTAATGTTGATGCTCCAGAGCGGATCCCAGTCAGAAAAGCTCTTCACATTCTGCATGTCGCGGTAGAGCTCCTTCTGGGTGTAGACCAGCATCCCAGGCGCGCCGGCGCAGGCCTCGGCCGGGGTCAGGCGGCGCATTGCATCGGTGCCGCGCTTGAGGCCCCAGACGCGGCGCACGGCCTCACCCTGGAAGCTGTCGACGTTGCTGTGGCCAACCAGCCACGGATCGCCCAGCAGCATCACCACGCCGCGCGCCGGCATGGTGTCGCCGACCTCGGTCGTCATGGTTCGCCGGCGAATCGTAGCGCCGGCCGAGGACTGGTCGTTGTGCGCCTTCGAGTGGCAGTAGCAAATGAATTCGCTGGTGTACGCGTCGTGCACCGGGTCGTTGTTGAAAAACGACGTGACAGCGGAGAATTCCATATCAGGTTCCGGTGACCGGGTCGGTGCCCAGGCCAGTGGTGACAGCGAAGATGCGGTCGACCGCGTTCGGCGCCGGCGCGTCATCATTGATCAGGGCGTAGGCACGCTGCAGACGGGTCTTGAGCATCGCCATCACGGCCGGCACATCGATCCGCAGCTGCTTGAAGGGGTCAGCAGTGCGCTGCAGCTGCGCCTTTTCGTCGGCGATCAGCTGCGGCGCGAACATCGGCAGGGCGGCCAAGCATTGGTTCGCCACGTGATAGGTGCCGTAGCTGGAGGCAAGTTCGAGGAAGCGCTCCTGGTCGTCCGATGGCTCATCGATCTCATTGATGCGCGCGAAGTCGGCCATCATCTGCGTGCTCATGTCGCGCAGATCCTCGCGCAGGCGCACCGAGTAGATGGGGTTGGTCAGGACGCTGTCGGGCAGCTCCTTGGCCGAGACACCAAGCACAGCACGCACGCCGCTGGTGGGGACGAGATCGATCATGAGTTCCTCCGGAGATGGAGGTATTGTGGCACAGAAATTGCTTGAATAAAAGAAAGGCCGCCTCTCGGCGGCCTTTCTTTAGGCTGTACGACCAACAACTGGGATGGGATGGCCGTTCTTCATATGCCACTCCATGCCGATCCGGGCGCAGGCCAGGCGGACAAAGAAGACCATCGGCTTGAGCTGGGTCATGCCTGCACCGGCGTGAAGTCGACGTAGAAGGTGTCACCGGCCTTGTACTTGCCGAGCAGGTCAGGATTGCTGACGTACATGGACAGGTTGGCCGACGGCGTCCAGCGGGCGAACGAGTTGTTCTCGTCGCTGCCGTCAGCCGGGTAGCCGTCCGACTTGCAGACCGCACGGAACTCGAGGTTTTCGCCGAGGACCGCACTGTTCGGATCGGACGAGTTCATCAGGCTCTGGCAAACACCCGAAACGACCATCTTGGCGCGCATGGACGGGGCGCTCATGCCGATGCCTTGTCAGCAGCCGGCGCGACACCAGCCTGGGCGACGGCATCTTCCACCGGCAGCTTGCCGTTGGCGATGCGCTGGGCGTGCTCGGCGGTGCGCTCGCGCTCCTGGCGGGCCAGCTCATCGGCGGCGTTCTGGTCGGCGATCTTCTGCAGGTCTTTCTCGTTCGGGTCGTCGTCCGGGTTGGCGCAGCGCTTGATGCTCGGCTGGTTCAGGACCCAGCTGGTCAGCTCGGCACGCGTGGCCTTGCCCGGCTCGAAGCGGGTGCCGGAAATGGGGTCGGGCAGGGGAAAGCTGCCTTCATTGCGCAGCCAGACGCGGGGGGTTTCAGCCATGATGGGCTCCTTAGTTGTGGTGAGGATATTGTGTCACGGAAAATGACACAGAGCAAGTTGTTTGCCGTTAAAAGAAAACAGCCCCGAAGGGCCGTTTTCTGGTGGTGCTGTCGCTTACGCGATGACCAGGCGGGTGAACGGGGTCAGCTCCGCGTCGCCAAAGGTGCGGTACACCTCCTGCGACCAGTGCATCACCATCATCGAGCTGCGGCGCAGGATGAATTCCTCGGTCGCCTGGTATTCAGCTTCGGTGTTCGACACCGAGGTGATCGCCTTGCGAGCGTCCAGGCCCCAGACTTCGCCGGCCGGCACCGGGCCGCCTTGCGTGGCCGGGTCGACGATGAAGAAGGTCACGTCCTGGAAGTCCAGGTTGGTGACGCGAGCCTGCGCTTCGATGATCGGCAAGCGGTTGTCGTAAGCCGACAGGCCCGGACGGCCGGCGCGGTTTTCGATCTTCAGGTAGGTGTCGATGTCGCAGATCGCGTGCGTGATCTTGCGCGACTTGCGCTTGTCGGTCAGCCATTTCACCCAGGCCTTGTGGGTCATCACGCCGCCGGTCGCGACGGAGTCGTACGAGGTCGAGGTCACGGTCGGCACGGTGCCGATCACCATGTCGTTGTCGCCGACGTACAAACTCGAGATGTAGTTGTAGACGCGCTGGTCTTTCTCGATCTCCTGGTAGCGCTTGACGGTCATGGCCAGCAGATCCAGGGTCTGGGTCTTCATGGCCTGCGCCGACATCTCGATACCGATACCGTAGGTCGGCAGACGACGCACCTTGTCGCTGGTAGTGATCTGCAGGATGGTCGGGACCATCGCCAGCTGCGAGACGCGCTGCGCCTTGGCCTTGGTCGGACCTTGCTCGCCCGGGATCGTGTAGTTGATCAGCGGCTGCTCGAAGGTGTCGCCACCGATCGAGGTCTTCTGGGCCACCATGCTCTCGAACACCTGAGTGTCGGTGGTGCGGTCGACGTCGACGGCAGCTTCGATCGCGGCGATCAGCGCGGCCGGGAACAGGTTGCGCGACTGCGAGCCGTAGGGATTACCCTTCTGCTGCACGTTGGTCGAGCTGGCGGCGTCGAAGCCACTTTTGCCTTCCAGGATGTCGGCGACGATCGGAGAGCGCAGGCCGAAAGGGTTGTTGCCCTTCGGCGTGATGATTAGGCCTTCCGAGGCGCACAACTGCGCGAAGACCGAACCCTTCGAGGTGTCGACATCCGCCTGGAACTTCGAGTTCAGGTATTGCGGAACCGACTTCTGCTCCGCTTTGGCAGCTGCGTACACCGCCGCATCGACCTGGATGTGTTCGGAGTTGCCGTCTTTATTGATGAAAAATGCCATTTTGATTAGCTCCCGACGCGGGTGATAACGATGGTGGTGCCGGGAGCCCCGGTACCGACTGGGCCAAGCGATACGACGCGCCAGGCATGTGCGGACAGCTTCATCTGGGCGGCGGCGGCGGTGAGATCTGCCGGGACAGCGCCCAGTTGTTGAGTGGCCTTTACGACTTTCGGGTAGGCGGTGGACATCGCCACGCCCTTGGCATCCTGGGTGCCGGCCACGACGTAGTCGCCGACCGCGATGGTGCCGGTGCCTTCGGTCGCCTGCAGGCCGTTGGCGGTCACGTAGATTTCCTTGGTTTCGCGGACGCCGCCGATGGTCCAACCATCGGAAGTCGCAGCTTCGACCGAAACGATCTGTGCTTCGATGACGTCGCCGGCGGCGCAGATGTCATATTGCGATTCGCCGACCAGCTTGACGAATTTGCTTTCTTCCAGGTAGGTCATGGAACCGCCGGTGCCCGGGACGCCGCCGACCGTGCGGGACGCGCCCAGACGGACGACCATGACGTCGGGAGTCGGCCCCGTCGGAGTGATGTAGTGTGCTTTGGACATGGTGCGCCCCTTTATTTAACGAGAGAGTTTTCCACTGCCGCGGCAAACATCGGATTGACGGTGGCCTTGGTGTTGGGTTTTTCTTCCGGCGACGCCACGGCTGCGACGCCGCCGACACGGAACTGCTTCTTGTGGATGCCGTCAATGCGCTTGAATTCATCGACGATATTGGCCGAGGTGTATCCGGCTGCGATGTCGGCCGTACCGCCCAGTGCCACCAGCTTCTCACCGACCACTGCGCGCAGCGTCTCTGTCAGGCTGTCGGCCAGGCCAGCCTGCGCCTTGAAACCTGCAGCTTCGACTTGCGATGCCAGCAGCTTGGTGGTCAGGTCCGAGACTTCCGCTTTCAGGTGCGAGACCAGAACGGACGAGCCGGCGTCTTCCGCGGTCACGGTACCAGCAGCAGCGGCAGCGGACGCACCAGCTTCACCTGCCGGCGGCGTGGTAGCAGTCACTGCGCCGGTAGCGGCGGCGCTCGACGCGGCAACTGCACCGGCGTCAGCAGCGCCGGGCGCGGCGGTCGCGTCAGCGCCCGGATTGCCCGGCGGATTGGCTTCCGGTGCGGTCGCCAGTGCGGCAACCTGCTCCTGAGTGCCGCCTGAAGCAAGGCAGGCGATCTGTGCGGCGTTAAGTTTCATTTCAGCATCCTTTTGAATGATGGCAATTATTGGGCACGGATTTTGCTTTGTCAACGACTTTTCGCTGCGGCAACAGCCTGATCGAAAGTCTGAACTTTCTTGACCAGGCCGGCGGTCACCGCGCGCTGGCCAAGGAACGTCCGGCCCTTGCCCATGTGCTCACGCACGTGGCTGGCGGACACGCCCAGCATCTTGCCGACGTGGTCTTCGAACAGACCAGCGACGTCGTTCACCTGGCTCTGCATCTCAGCCTTGGCGGCTTCCGACAGCGGCTCGTACGGGTTGCCCAGCATCTTGAATTCGCCTGAACGCACGACAGTCTTGTCAATGCCCTCGGCCTCGAGCTTGCGGTGGGTTGCGGTGTGGATCTGGACGGCGCCGATCGAGCCGGCCACGCCCATCGGGCTGATCGACAGGTTGTCGGCGGCGCTCATGGCCCAATAAGCGGCAGAAGCGCCGACGGTGCTGATGTGGCCGTCGATCGGCTTGACCGTCTTGATCTGCGTGATGTAGTCGGCTAGCGGCTGCGCGCCACTGGCGGCGCCGCCGCTGGAGCGGCCATCGAGCAGGATGCGCTTGACGTCGCCGTCCATGGCGGCTTGGGTCAGCGCAGACTCAATGTCGGCATAGCCCGTCACGCCGAAGAACGACAGCCAGCCGGCATGGCCTTCAATCAGCGAGCCGCTGATCGGGATGATGGCCAGGTTGCCCTGCTTCTGCCAGGTCTTGGGCATGTCAGGGCTGTCGCCACCGCGCGCCAGCAGTTCCTGCGCCATGACCTTCACGCTGGCCAAGGCCTGCAAGTAGACTTCGAAGCTCTCTTCCGAGCCGGCCCAGAAAATCGGGATCATTTTTGCGGTCCTTTCGGTTTGCTCGGGGCGTCAGATTTCTGGCCCTGCTGGCCGGCGCCCTGTTTGTTGCCCAGAGGCGACGCTTTGCTGTTCGGATTGGTCGGGTCGGCAGACGTGCCGTCGCCAGCAGCACCCGCGGCGCCGCCTGCGGCCGGCGTGTAGAAGCCGGTACCGGACAGCGGCGTGAAGCCGTCCGGCGTCATCTCGCCAGTCAGCTCGAGCGATGCCTCGTCGTCGGTCAGGAAACCCAAGCTCAGGAGCTCGAGGTTGCGAGACTGCTTCATCGATTTGAAGCTCTCGAGCTCCAGGGTCGGGCGCAGGTTGATGTCGTCGTAGAGGAATTCGACGGTGACGTCCATGCCGAACAGCCGCACGGCCAGCGTCATCGCCTTGGAGAACATCTCCTGCAGCTTGATGCGGATGATGCCGTTGGCGCTCATCATGAAGACCATGGTCTCGGTGCTGGCCACATTCTGCGAGCCGGAGCCGTGGCCCAGGATCGACGGCATCACCTTGGCGCCGGTCGAGACCTTTTCGTCGACAATGCCCTTGACAGTGTCGAAGCTCTCGGCACTGTTGTTGCTCTTCATGTCGACCACGGAGACCGAGAAAAAGTCGAAATGGATGATCGCGTCTTCCGGGTTCATCGTGTTGATGACCGACTGGATGTTCGCGAGCGTGCCGTTGATGAATTTATTCAGTTCGATCGTGTCGTGCAGGATCTCCGGCGGGATCCGCAGGCGCAGCTTTTCTTCGTCGATCTCGACGTCGTAGCGTGGGAACACAGAGCGCTTGCAGATGCGACGCATGTCGTTGGCGAAGTCGGCTGCCGTCAGTACCGGCTGCACCGCGGCCTCCATCGGGCTGATCGCGTAAGCGGTCAGCAGGTCCTGGTCGAGCGAGGTGTAGAAGAAGGTCGGGATGTCGAGGTCGATGTACTCGCCGCCGATCAGCTGCTGGGCCTTGATGCCCTGGCTGTTCTTGTCCTCGACGAAGACCAGCTGGGAGACCGGCACCGGCTGAAACTTGTAGGGCATGCGGTTCTTGTCCAGCACCAGTTCCAGCGCCATAGCACCTTCGACAAGGATTTCCTTGCCCAGGGCTTCAGCCACCGATCGAAGACTCGAGACTTGGGAAAAACCGGACGCGTAATCGGGCATGAAGTCGAACTGGCGCAGGATGCTGTTGGCCAGCGCGGTTGCTTCGCGGTTGAAGCTGCCGTCGATATTGCGCGCCTTGACCCTCCACCCTTCCGGAATGCCGACCCGCAGGAATGCGTTGGTGGCCGCCGACAGGTCTGGCGTCAGGCGCGAAAGCGAGCGAATGGCGCCGGGCGTGTTCGCCGCTGCGCGCGCGGCCGCAGCGATGTCGGTTGTGACGACCCGGCTATCCTGCTTGGTCAACGGCGAGATGACGTAGCTGGTGTTCGGCACGTAGCCGGGCTGAGTCACCTGCTTGTTCGGCGTCTTCGGCGTCTCTACCAGCGGCATGGCCGGCTGGCTGGTTGTCGGCTGGAGCGTGCCAGTGCCCTTCCCCGCTTTGGGCGTGGTCAGCTTGGCAAACAGTTGGCGGGCGGCATCGAACATGCCGCGAGTATGGCACAGCTCTTGCTAGGCAGCAACCGAGAAATTGCGGAAAAGAAAAAGCCCGCGGATGCGGGCGTTTCCTCGGCCGGGAACCCCAGCCCTTACCAGTCGAGAGCGGCCCGGCTGGCTGAATCTGCACCTTACCGATGCGCAGGCAGACTCTACCACATCAGTGCTTGACGCGGAAGCTGCCGAACAGCGGGATGCCGACGAAAGCGATGTCGCGCGACGCGGTCGCCATCAGCTGGCTTGCCACGTGCAGGTAGCCCAAGGTGTGCATGAAGTGGTCGTTGCCTTCCTTGGATTTCGTCCAGGTGTAGTAGAGCTCCTGGTGCTTGTCGAAGGCCTGGGTGCGCTTCATGTCGACCATGTGCAGCTTCCACAGCGTGTCGGTGTGGTCGCCCTGCTCGACCCAGCTGATGGCGCCGGCTTTGTACATGTTCATCACCTCGTCGAAATTGACGTCGCGGTGGATCTTGGCCTGGTTGATCGGCAGCTTGCCTTCAGCCTCGTTCTTGTCGACCATGACAATCTCATAAGTCGCCAGTTTCAGGCTGCTGTTGTAGACGGCGCCGTACAGGTTTTTGTCCTGGCCCTGCATCCGGTGCACTAGGTTGGTCTCGGGGAAGGCGTCGACCACGGTGATCAGGACGCGCCACTTCGCGGCCAGCTCGCGCCGGCGAAGCTCAAGTTTGGCAAGTGGTACCTGCTCGCGGTAGCAGACCAGCAGCCGGTTATCCATCGTACGTCGGCCGATCGCGATGTGGCAGATTTGACCGACGTCAATGCCCATGGCATGCAGGTCGCCGGTGTGCAGGCTGCCGTTGGTATATTTGCACTTCTCGACGTCGGCGTCGGTCAGCTGGCTGCTGCCGGCGTCGGCCGTCTCGCCCAGCGCCTGGTTGACAAATTCCGCCCAGGTCTTGTACTTCGTGATCTCGAGGATCAGTGAAGGAATCGTGACGATCTCCGGCACCTCGAAGGGCGTGACGTAATAGCCGATCGCCTCGAACTGGTCCTGCGGGTTCTCGCAGACCCATTCGCGGTGTTCCGGCGCTAGGCTGGGTTCTTCGTCGCAGGCCGGGCAGTGCAGGCGCGCCTCGCGCCAGCGCAGCTGGTCGATATTGTGCTTGTTGATGTCGCGGAACTCGCCCGCGTAATCCGGAATCTTGACGTGCTTGTGGAAGCTCGGGACGAACTGGGTGCCGCAGTGGTTGCAGGTGCAGGCGCGGCGCATGCGACGCGCGGCCGCCATCTCCAGCGCGATGCCGCGGCCTTCGGTCGTCGGCGTGCCGAAGCGGCGCGTCAGCTTCCATTTGCTGTGCTTGATGCGCGACTGAAACTGGGCAAGGGTGTCCGGATCGCTCCGGTCAACCTCGTCGTGGATCAGCATGTCGGCCGGCACCGACAGCGCGGTGGTCGAGCCGGAGCAGCCGCGCATGTACAGGAGGCTGGTGCCGATCGACTTGATGCTGGCGTTGTTCAGGTCCTTGTCGATCGACTCGCGCAAGTCGGGTGACTCGTCGATGATGGGGTCGAGGCGGGTCTTGGTGAAGTTGACGGCGTCGTTGGCGAACGGCAGCGTCATGATCACCGAGAAATAGGGCATCACGCGGGAGACCGCCAGCGCGTAGCGCGCCATGCACTCGGACATGCCGACCTGGGCGCACTTCTGCACGTACACCGTGCGGCTGGTGTCGGAGATGATGTCCTTCTGGAACTCGTGGTCGACGAACGAGAAGCGGTCGCCCTTGAGGAAGGTCTTCTCCTCGAGGTAGCGTACGACGTCGTTCAGGTCGTAACTGTTGAACAGCGCCTGCTCAAGGCGCTTCAGGTGCTCGACGAGCGCGGGGTCGGCGTGGCTCATGACGTCCAGAGGGCCGCCAGCGGCCAGAAAACGAAGATGGTGGCCATGAAGGCCAAATAGGTGCTGACCAGGATCCGGCGTGTGCGCGCTGGGTGCTTGTTGGCTTCGATTCTCATGCTGCCTCCTCGGCTGGCGTTTCGTCCTCAGCCAGGTACTGGCTGTACAGGTCGAGGAAGCGCTTCTTCATCTCGTCCGTGCCCAGCAGGTCGAGCACCTTGATGAAGGTGGACTCGAAGCGCTTCAGGCGCTCGGCGTCGTACACCACTTTCTGTTGCTTGACGATGTCCTTCAGCATGTTGCCGACGGAATTGAACACCTGCGCGCGCTGGTTCGCCGGTACGCCCTTGTCGTCTTGCACGCTGGCGAGCAGGATCTGACCCGAGCGGTACTGCATGCCCAGCTCCTCGGCAAGGTTGAGCTCCTTCAGGTCGAGGTTTAGGCGCTTGTCCAGGCGCAGGCGCAGTGCGATCAGTTCCTCGTCGTCCAGGCCCTCGAGCGGGTCGTCCTTGGCCTTGCCGGCCTTGCCGGCCTTGCTCATCGAGTAGTCTTTGATGGCCATTAGATGGTCCCCAGGAATTTGAAGATGTCGCGGGCGGCGACCGCCAGATTGGCCAGCACCCAGCTGCAGATCATGACGATGACTGTGCCGACCACGGTGATCGCCACCATGACGCTGGCGTTCGGGCTGCGCTGGATGCTCATAGGCCGGCCTTGATGCGGTAGATGGTGCGCTCGCTGCAGTGGGCAGCTTTGGCGGCTGCCTTCACCGGCATGGTCGCCGCGGCGTTGCGGCGGAATTCGGCGCGCTGTTCGCGTAGCTCTTTGCTGCTGGGGGCGCGCACGAGATCCTCGCGCTTGACGCCCATGCGCGCGAAGGTGCGGCAAACGTAGGTTTCATTGGTGCCGAGCAGGCGCGCGACCTCGCGGCCGGTGATTTCCCGGCGGCGCCATCGGTCGATGTAGGGTTTGAGGTCGTCGCGTAGCATGCAATAAGTATGCCACGAAGCAAAGTTTTTGCCTAGAAACTGTGGAAAATAGGTAAAAATTTTGAAAAATTTCAGAAAATTACTGAAAAATCAGTAACTTATGTGGAAAGTTATGTAATTTATTTGAAAAGTTTGAAAATGGATTGGATATTTTTGGGGGCCCAGGAGCCGGCGCCGGCCTGCTTGCTACCAGGAAAGTGTACCCGTCCACACGCATCAAAACGACGCCTGCGCCGCCCTCTTTCCTGACGGCCGCACCGTCGTCCGAAATCCGCGCGTCACCTAGGCTGTTCTGGCGCGTTTAAACCACATTGCAGTTAAGCAATATCCGAAGTGGTCCAACCAATTACGACAATTGGTCCAACCAATCACCACATGGCACGATTCTTGCCCATACGCCGGCATAGCCATCATCTATCAATAACCAGGTTCTGATTAATAAATGCAACTGTCCAGTATCACAGGTAATTGATAATATGGAGTCTCAGTAGTGCCCATTCATCAGCTGTTCACCCATAGGAGATACACCATGAAAGCCACCCAATCCCGCGCTGTTGCCATGTCCGATGTGTTTCGCGCTGTCGCCGGTTCCGCCGAAGCGCAATTCGACCTGATCGCCTGCACGGTCTATTCCGCTGCCTACTCCATCATGCAGGCTGGCAACAAAACCCAGTTCAACAAGCTGGCTGCTGACGCCGCCATGTACGGCGTCGCTACCACGGAATCACGCAAGCTGGTGCGCGGCGTGCTCGGCATCAAGACCATGAACAGCGCCGCCAAGCACTTCGAAAAGGTGTACTTCGCAATCCACGCCACGCTGGCCGCGTTCCCTGCGCCGGAACTGATCAAGGACCTGCCGCGTAGCAAGGACGCGCAATTCGCCATTCTTGACCCGCTGGCGTCCGGCTACGCGGACCAGTTCACAGCCAATTTTACAACGATCATGCTGACTCCGGCGCGTACCGCTGACGAGCAGGCCGAAGCGGATGCCGCGCGCATCGCCAAGAAAGCCGAGAAAGAGGCCGAAGCGGCGCGCGCCGCCAAGGTTGCCGAGCGTGAGGCCCGCAAGTCGTTGGACGCCACGATCGCGGCACGCGTGGAACAGGCAGTGGACAAGGCGACCGCACCCGACACCATGGCGCGCACCGTGGCCGATATGCTGGTGGCCGGTTCGCTGTCGGCTGAGCTCGAAGCCATGCTGATCGAAGCGGCGCGCACCCGCGAAACCGCCGTGCTGCTGGCGCGTGTCGCCAGCACCGCACCCGAAACCGAAACCGAAGCGGCCTGAATCCCGCGCCCCTACAGGGGCGCTTATCTAAGCCTATCACGGCTTAGATAAGCGTCACTGCGCGCGCCCCTACACAACGCTAGGGACCAGCGCGCGCACCGTCGGATTGCTTGCTTGGACAGCGTCTATTCGCGTTCTCGCAGGCGGTATCTTCGGAACCCGGTCTATAACAACGTGCCTACCTGAAACCCGAATCCGTGAATTCGTTTCGGTATTGATTCGTCCCGTCTTTTCGGTGCACGTGCCCTTATCGCTTCGCCCTATACCGGAATCGGCAGCAGGACGGCCATGGTAGTAAATAACGGGCTTAGAAAGCCCGGCAGCGATGAGCTGAGCCGCTTTGGCAAGTGGTGGCGCCTTTCCCGGCGCGAATAGGGAAAGGAAATACCTTGCAGACTGGCTCGGACCGTTGTTACGGTCCGTTTCGGGTTGCACGGCTATTTCTTGGAGAATCAGATGAAAATGACACCATTGAGAATGGCGGCGTTTCAATTCGCAGCCAGTGCCGGATATACAGGCTATGAGGTGCGGCTAGCTGAAAGCAAACGTGGCAGCGCTTACGATGTGTTTGTACGCATGCCCGGCGCCGTACGTGGGAAGAAAATAGGCGCAATTCTGCTGCGCATGGTGTATCCATGAGCAGGAAGACAATTTCGGTTCCAATAAAAACGGACCTAAAAATTAAAATGTCAGAATTAATTAAAATTCTGCCAAAACCGCATCCCTGTATCATCCCTCAGCCAGCGATAGAAACGCGTTCCCGCCTGTTCGATCCTGAGATTATTGAGGTGCCGAAACGCAAAAAGCCTGGCCGTGTCAGGCAGGTAGAGAAAGGCACGATGAATATCGCGATGCCTGAATTGCGTAAAGGCACGATGAATCGTCCGGATAAGTCGCAGCAAATCACCAAATTAACTTTCGCCTGGAGTGCAGCATGAATTACACCGCACGCAAATCGCTTGCCAAAGACCGCACCAGCATGCCCTTCGTGGTCGAGCACGCATCCGGCCGCATCGTCGCCACCTGCAAGACTTGGGCTGATGCGATCAACGAACGCAACCGCTTCAATGCCATGGAGCTGTTCGCCAAGTTGGCCGAGGCATAAGAATTTCTTATACCCCCTGCCAGACCGAGCCGTCAGGCAAGATCGCATCGACCCGCGAGGTTGAAGCGTTGAAAAGAAACGCCACGGCGCCGGCCAGCACGGCCTTGATGCGCACCCGGTAATCATCGGCCACGTGGCAGGCAACCGGGATATGCATCCATGCATCGTTGTACCAGTGCCACTCGCGGCCCGGAATCGCCTTGGGCCGCGCCGGGCGCACCGGGCGCTCATGCTCCGGACGCGCAGCAGGTACCAGTTCAGGCTTGTACTGCGCCAGCTCGGCAAGGTGTTGCGCGCGCAGCTCGCGCTGTACCGTCTCCAGCCTGAGGACGTAGGCATAGTCCTTCAGGTAGAAGTCTCGCGCCATGTCTTCCCAGTCCTTGCGGCACAGTCGGCTATTGATGTGCAGCCGCGTGCTCAGGGGGTGCTTGAGCAGGTTTCCCACCACGGTCTCGCAGTAGCGCAAGCGTTTAATGCGCGCCGGGTAGAGATTATCCTGGGAGAAATCGAAAGGGTCTTCCGAGAGCTGCACGATGGGAAACTCCGGCCAGTTGCCATAGATCAGGCACCACGCGATCGAGGTGCCGAGGAGCTTCTCAGTCTTGAACAAAGTGACAACTTGTTTGCCGTCCCGGCTCTTGAGCAAGGTGGCGCTGCCTGTCGTAAGTTTGCGGTACAGCTTCGAGCCTTCCAGCACGAAATACTTATGCACTTGTTCCGGGGGCAACAGATTGTTGAGATTCAGCATGGCAAGCTCCTGTAGTTGAGCTAGAACTATACCATAGAATTCGTGTGCGCCCAAGGGTCTCTCATAGTAGGGCCACCTCACCAAAAGTAACTCTATATTTCAGTAAAAATTTTCTGTTCCTGTAGAGGGGGGTGGGGGGTAAATTCGTGTTTTTCAAAAGTACGTTTCTGTACCCTTATTTCTTCTCCAGCAAAAATCTCAAATTGGGGGGGGGGGGGTCTCTACGGAAAACGGCCCTCTAGATTACAACTTAACCCTAAGGTAATTCCAGAAAACACGCAAAATTACCTACCCTCAAATAAGTGAAATGTGAGGTTGTGGTAAGTTACCTGTAAGGTCATCCGCGCATTTAAGTTACAAATTGCAACTCTGCTATCACTATAAGTGAAACTGTAAGTTGCTTGGGTGAAACATTCTGAATTACCAGATTCTGCCACTTATTCTGTGCTCTTATTTTCCGAAAATTCCAGTGCCTCGTCCGATCTTTAATTTTTACAGTTCACTTAAATCTATGTTCCCTCTATTCAAGCGCATCACCCTCAAGGACGTTCAAAGACAGGACATCGCTGAGCTCGAACTCGCCCTGCACAACGCCCAGCTCAGCCTCGAGCGGCAGCAAGCCGACGTCGCCCGCCTCCAGACCTCCCTTGCCCGCCTGAAAGCCGAACATGCGAACCCGTGAGATCGAAGCCCTCCTCGACGTCGCCCACCACAAAGCAGCCGAGCTTGCCGCCCAGGAGATACGGCACCACTTGCGCCCCTTCAACCTCAAGCGCCACCCGCTCGGATACAGCAACATCCCGACGCTGGGCCATGACTCGAACTGCCTGACCTTGGGCGATGTGCCTTACTGGTACTGGACCTACGCCCACCCTGCCTGCCAGGCTGTGCGCGAGGCCGGTGAGTACGCCTCCCGCCTGCCGGCCGAAGTCCAACACCGCCTCAAGGAGCACCTATGAGCACCGCCATGCAGCTCCGCATCCTCAACCACGCCCGCGTCAAGATCGAGGAAGGCCAAACCCTTGCGCAAGCGCTGGACGACATCGCCGCCGCCGACCACCGGCGCCGCATCCAGACCCTGTGCGCAGGCCTGAAAGCGAAAAGCCCGATCCCCGCCGCAGACAGCCTCAAGCTTGTCGACGCGATCATCAAAGAACTGAAAGGCAGGCCATGAACACCTTCCCCGAACTGCACGCCCATTTCGACAGCCTCGACGCCGACCTGGTCAATGCGTGGCGCCTTACCCTGGCCGGCTTCGACATGACCCAGACCACCGGCATGCCTGACGCCGTCTTCAACGCGATCGCTTTCGCACACGCCAACGACCTGGCCCAGTTCGTGGGCACGCCGGAATTCACCGAGGCGGTGACCGAGCAGTTCGGCGAGTTCTTCGCCCAGTTGTGCGGCGCGCCCACCATCAGCACCGCCACCCTCAGCCACACCAGCGTCTGCTGGTAATTGAAAGGAAAGCAACATGACCGCCACCGCTTTCGGCGCCCGCCGCATCGCCGAGCTGGAGTCCCGGCTCGCGGCTGCAAACCAACAACTCGCCGTCACCCGCCTGTCGCTCGCAGCCGCCCAACGCCTTGCAGGCAGTCTGCAAGACCAGATCGATTCCATTGGCCGTCCGCGCGATGCTGTGGCCCTGCCGGCCGACACCGTCGAAGACATTGCGCTGCGGCTGCGTGCCGACCAGATCGACTATAGCAAGTGCTTCGGCATGACCACCAGCGTGCTGACCGAGCTGACCGAGCGACTCAAGGAGCCTGACTTCGAGCGCCTGAGCACCTTGCGCATGAGCGAGATAAGCGAGACCGAGCAGGCTGACGCCTTGGAAGGCTGGCTTCGCGCCAACGTGCGCTACTTCGATCTACCGATCGCCAGATACGGCGCCACCAACCACATCGAATTCCTCCTCCGCCGCATCGACTACCTCCGGAAAGGCAAATGATGCTCACCAAACAACATCTCCCCATCCTGCTCAAGGCGCGCGAGCTGGTCGATAACGGCCATGACTACTTCATCTGCCACGCAATCAAGCGCGCTGGATCGCTCCTCGACATGCATGTCGCAGCCCGGCAGGCGCACCAATACATCAAGCATGAGGTAGGCCTCGGCACCCTGGCAGGCTGGGTGATGGACGACATGACCACGAGACTCGGTGAGCGCGCCATCACCAACAAGTTCGGCCACCTTGTCGAGCCCTACCTGGTAACGCTGATCAGCAACGGCAACCAGCTCGCCCGGCTTGCCTGGCTCGACAAGATGATCCACGACATCGAGGCCCAGCCATGACCAGTGAAGACCTCCTGATCGAGCAAGCCCAGGAGCTTGGGTTCGAAATCGTAAAGGACACCGAATCCGACTACTACATGTTCAAGGCCTTGTTCTGGGTCGAGGACAGCCCCGCTATTTTCGATACGCCGGCCGAAGCCGCCGCACGTGTCATTTTTCTGTATGGAGAAGCCTGATGTTCATCACCCTCACCAACATCAAGAATCCGCGCCGCCCCTTCCCGATGCATTGGCGTGCCAACAGCATCGAGGCTGTCTATTATGACGACCTGCTGGACGCCACTGTCGTCAAGGTGGCGGGCCAGAACTATAGCGTGGCCCAGACGCCCGACGAAATCCTCGGCCTGATCGGCAGCCGCGGTGAGCCGCGCGCCGCCGACCGCCACCTGCTCACCCTTGCGGCGGATGCGCTGGTAGCACGGCAGAGCGTAAGCCAGGCTGATCTGATCAAGCAGCTGCGCTCCGCCGCCGAACACTGGCGCAGTGCTGGGTCAGACGCTGGGCCGTCCGAGATCTTGACCAACGCACTGGACGAGTGCGACAAGTGGAAGGCCGCCTTCATGGAGTGGTCTGACAAAACCGACTGGGTGCAGGAGCAGAAAGATAGCTTCCCGTTCCGCACGATCGGGCTGCATCGCGCCGACATCATGAGGAAGGAGATCGACCGGCTGCGCGCCGAGAAAGAGCTGTGGCGCGCGGCGGCCGGCCTCACCCGCGAGCAGATCTGGAATATTGTGTACGGCTTCATGAAGCACGACGACCAGATCCTGTTCATGGCCAAGGTCGACGCAGCGCTGGAGGACCGGAAATGAACGGCCGCGCCGCTCGCCGCATTCGCCGCGCCGCGAAACAGACCAGCCTGGCATCGCGCAAGGAACAGGGCAAGCATGAGGGCTACAGCGCAGCCCTCAAGCGCCTCAAGCGCGAGTACCGCGCCCGGCCCTACCACCAGCGCACCGGCCTCAGCTATGCCGTGCTGTCCCACAAAGCCCAGGAGCGCCGCTGGCGCGCCAGTCAACCGAGAACCAAATGAACGATCACCTCGCCCTCCTCGCCGCCCAGCTGGCCGAAAAGCACCGCATCCCCGAAACCAGCATCGTGCACCCGGAACTCGCCAACGACCCGATGCTGCCGCAAAAGCAGGCCGACCCGAACTACGTGCCCTATTGCCTGAAGACCGCGGACTGCGGCCGCGTGCGCCGGCGCCGCTATGGCTTCGAGTGCCCGACCTGCGGCAACAAGATGAATTACGACCTGACGCACTACGACGGCAACAAGAGCGTCGAGTACGCAGGTGAGCCGGCCAAGCCGGAAGACGCGCTGGCCGGCTTCCCACCGGTGCCAGGTGAGCGCTGGTGGCCCGAGCGCGTGGCGTCCGCACGACTTGCTCAACGCCGCGCTAAGCACGCTGAGCGCACGGCCTGGAACGATGCCGTCGACGCCAAGAAACGCGCCAAGAAGGGGCGCAAGTGAGAATCCACATCACCAGCGGCCCGACCAGGCCGAAACCCAAGGCCGGCGACCGCCGCATCACCAAGAAGCACGGCCTGCGCATCCGCGTGCCCGAGATCCACAACGGCATGCACGTCTATAGCGGCAGCCGACCCTGCTATGCGTGGTGCAAGCCGGCCGACCTGCCTCGCTTCTATCAGCGCTACCTGACAACCGACGAACTTGCAGCCTACTTTCCAGAGACGCCATGATCACTGATGCCGCCAGCAAGCTGGTCGACGCCATTCTCGCCAAGAAGCGCGAGGCCGAAGGCACCGCCCAGCAGTACGCCATCTCCTATGCCAAGGACGACAAACCCGAAAACAAGGCCATTTTCCGGCGCTATTACGAAGCGGCAGAAATCTACAGCGCCATGCATAACCTGGTGTGTGCCGGCCTGCACCAGGTCGAGGCCGAGATGTCCCGCAAAACCTCCGAGCTGGAACGCCAGCTCAAGGAGGCCGACAACAAGCTGAAAGGAAAACTTCCATGAAAACGAACCCCGAACACCTCAAGGCCCTGGCCATCGCCGCCGGCGGTGGTACCTACAAGGGCGACTGGAAATCCACCGGCGTCGTCATCGCAGCGTCTGACGAAGGTGGCATGCACTATCTGTTCCAGCACGTCCATGGCGAGATCGACACGCCGGCTCTGGCTTTCGTCGAGGCTGCCAACCCGAACGCCGTTCTCGCCCTGGTCGAGGAGCTGCGCGCCGCCCAACCAGCAGGCGCAGCAGATACCACGGCAAGCGAGAAATCGCTAGATACGTTGGAATTCATGGCAAACGCTCAGGCATGGGCGCGAGCCTACGCAGCTCACGACATGGCCGAAGAGCGCAGGCAGTGGAGAATCATGGTTGATTGCCTGAATGCCGCCGCTGCCAAGCCGGTACAGGCTGGAGAAGCGGTAGACGAACGGGGGCTGGTCGAAGCGTGCCAGAATTTGGCAGGAGAGTTGGTTGTCGAGAAGCTACTGAACGAAAACCTTGCTCGCGAACTCGATGATGCCCGCGCCAGTCCTGCTCCGGTATCCGCCCAGCAGGGCGCAGCGTTGGACACGCCGGAAACTTGGGAGCTAATCCGAAACTACGCCGCTGCGCTGTTTGCCGTCGATGTTGAGGCAACCGCGAAGGCCAAGACGGCGCTGCTTGCGCATCTTGTCCAGCAGGGCGCAGCCAGTCGCGAACACTTCGAGAAGATCGCGCAGCAGTGCGGCGTCTATACCTGCAATTTCGCTCGTTACGATGAGGCCCGCGCTGCGCATGCAAACAAAGACCGCAGCCTTGGTGAGGATGTTGCGCCGGGTGATTATGTGAGCCGGACGCTTCAAAGCTGCTGGAAGGTCTACCAGGCCGCAGCCAAAACACCGGCAGCGCAGGCTGACGATCCTCCGAAGCCTGCCGGGTCCGCGTGGGTGGGCGAACCCTGGCCCGAGTGGCCGCCTGTTTCGGATCAGGAGCAAATCGACCGTGACGCTGCCGTGAAGTTCTATCAGGCCAATCCCGGCGCGGCCCTCTACGATTTTATGGGCCGCGTTGGTCGCGGAACAACGGCACCGGCAGCGCAGGCTGTGGGTGCGCTGCTGCAGGCGCTTCGACTGGTGGTGGATGAGCCCGCCGATGGTGAGCCGTGGGTGATCGCCAGCGAAGCCCTTGAAGCCTACCGCGCCGCTTCCCCTGCCAGCACTCCCGAGGCAGCGCAGGCTGATGATCTGCGACTTGCGATTTGCAACATCCCGCTGCCGGTCTACGGCTCCAACTCGTTCCAGCACGGATTTGTGTCCGCCAAGGAAGCCGTTCTCGACCTGCTCAGCAAGCGCGCCGCCACTACTGCTGGAGCAGCGACGACCAGCGAGGATGCGCTGGAACAGTTGCTGATCGAGCACCGTATCGGCCTGACGCCCGAGAATGAAGGCGGGTTCCATGCGGAAGTGTATAGCGACCAGGAGATACCGAAGGCCAAAGGCTACGGGCAGACCCCGCGCGCCGCCATCGACGCTGCCATGCGCGCTACCCAGCAGGAGGGCGAGTAAATGCCACGCGTCGACACCACTATCGAAATCACCAGCCAGGAACGCGGCGTCTATCACATCCCCGGCGTGCACAACACGCAGCAGACGTTGTGCGGCTATGTCGATTGTTACGGCGACAAGCGCCATGATGCCGCCGAGCACCCTTGCAACTGTCAGCATTGCATCGACGCTCTCAACAAAATCAAGGCGATGCGCTTCCCGAAACACTATTTCGAAGGGGGCAAGTAATGTCTAATAACCCGAACCAAGGCGCGAGCATTGCCGACGACGAAGAATTTGCGATCGCACTGCGCGCCTTCGAGAGCACACCGTTCCAGAGCCGCGTGCCGCTTATCGAAAGCATCATGACGTGGCACCGCGCCCAACTCGCTGCCCGCCGCACCCCTGCTGACGCTGTAGGTGCGGGAGAGCCGAGCACGCTAGACAGGCTGCGTGAGCGAAACCCCGAGTTCGTGGCGCACCTGGAGCGCAATGCCGCTGAGGTGGCGACGTGGCCAAGCTGGAAAACTGGCTTGTGGGCATCGGATACACCTGCCGGTGCAGGAGAGCTGCCACCGCTGCCGAGGAATTACGGCCGATTCAACATCAATGGGCCAGATGAGCACAGGATCCGTGGTTGGACTCAGGAGCAGATGCATGACTACGCCCGTGCCGCTATCGCCGCCGCTGATCGCGCCCAGCGCAAGGAGAGTCCAAATGACTAAGTACATCGAAACCATCCTGGCCGCCGCGTTCTTCGGGGCCGCCCTGTTCGTGTGGCTGTACGGGCGGCCGATTTCGTTCAATTACGATCCGGAGCATTTCATGGTGCTGGAGATTCACCTCGGCGCCATCATCCTGGCCATGCTGGGCGCGTACTACGCGATCGGCGTGTGGGCCGGTAATCCGGAGATGCGCGGCACGCTGTGCGTGCTGACCGTCCTCGCCCTGCTGCCGACCATCGTCAAAGTAGCAACCGCTCCTTTTTCTCTCATCTGACCATGACCCGGCCCACCATCCCCTTCAAGCCGCACGCTCTGCGCTGCCCTACCTGCAACCAGTACCTGCCCGACCGCTGCACCTGCAACGGCATGAGTATCGAGCAGGCCCGGCAAACTACCATCACCCTGTTCGCCGACAACCTCTACTCGAAGTGGGGCTTTCACGACGGCGACATCCTCAACGACGCCTGGTACGCTCTGGGCCTGAGCGGCGACCGGCACGAGGTGCTGTGCCAGCTGGTCGAAGAGCGGCTGCTGCCGATCCTGCCGCACCCGGTGAAGACTGAACGCATCAGCACCTGCCACAACCCGATTCGCGTCGAGGATGAGCACCTGGAAGACAATAGCCGGCTGTCCAACGAGAACACCAGCGTGGACATCACCTACCAGGACATCCGCGAGTGTGCGGTGCGGCTGTCTGGCGCCATCGATATCGAATTCAGTAGCGCAGGGTTGCGCGAGCTGGCAGCGACACTTGTAGGCCGCACGCCTCCCGTGCCCAACCTGCAGCAGCGTAAGACCATTCATCTTCTCAAGTACGCTCCTCGTGATGTCCTCAACTCCCGTGCTGCGATGATCGCGCCCAACCTGCAGCAGCTGCCGAAGTGGCCACCGAATGAGGAGCTGCGCATCGAGCAGGAGCGCCTGCGCGCCTTCATGGTCGGCATGGACTTCGCCGACCTCGAAGACCGGCTGGTGCTTATTGACTACTCACCCGGCCTGCCGACCGTGGTCTGTAGCGTGCCCCGCCGCAAGATCATCCAGCACTACGACAGCCCGGCCGGACACCTTGCCGGTCGCGTCGAGGTCTGGGACGGCGACAAGCACATCGTCACGATCAGCCTGTCCGGTAACGCCCGCCAGCGCCGCCGCACCATTCGCCAGCTGAAGCGCGAGTTCACTGTCCGCCAGACCAATGCTGCCACCGGCGAAACCATCATTCGATAACTGACGGCGCCGCATGGCGCCGCCTGGAGCTCACCCCATGAAAATCACCACATCCAACGGCCGCGTCTGCATTCAGGCTGACGAAGCCGACGTCTCCATCCTGATGGAGCCGGGCGAGACCGAGCAGCAGGCGCTGCTGCGCAGTGCCCGCCTGCTCTACGACTGCGCCGAGTTCAACATCAAGCGCGCCCAGTTCCGCAAGCTGGCAGCCGCCACGCTCGGGCCGCCGCTGGATATCTGCTGCGAGATGCACAGCGTGCAGATATACGCCGGCCACGAGCACGGCTGGTACTCCGTCATGACCCGCCCCGGCGACTCGCCGATCGAGAATCTGCGCCGGCGCGCGGCCGCGCTGCGCGAGGAGATCGCTGAGATGCCCAAGGACCGCCTTTTCGCCGCCTTGCTGTTCGAGCAGGCCGCCCTTCAACTGGAGAACGACAATGCGAACTGACCGCATCACCCATCTCATCACCGTCCTCGAGCGTGTGTCTGAAAGGCGCTTCAACATCGAGACTTGGCGCAACAGCAAGGCCTGCGGCACCGTATGCTGCGCCGGCGGCTGGGCCGCACTCGATCCGGTCTTCAACAAGCAGGGCCTGAGCATACCAGGCACCCGGCCTAAGTTCGACGGCGAGCACGAGACCCTCCTCGACTTCGAGGCCTTGCAGATGTTCTTCGAGATCAGCGAGGACGAGACGTTCCAGCTGTTCTCGGCGTATCAGTACCAGAACAAACGGGCCACCCCGGCCGACGTCATCGCCCGCATCCGCAAGCTGCTGGCCGACCAGCAGCTGGAAGACGAGACGCGTGCCCAGGTCGAGGACATCGAGCAGGCGCAGATCGACACTGGAGGCGACCATGGGCGATAAGAACTGGGTCCTGACTACCGCCGAGAAGGACCCAAGCCTTGCCAAGGTGCCCTTCATCGTTGAGTACCTCGATGAGAATTTCAATGTCCGGCCGCACAGCGAGGAGTCGTATCCGACCTTCGACTACGCGCTGGCCCGCGCCCGCTGGGCCAATGAGAACGGCGGCCACAACGTCCGCGTGGTGCAGGAGTTGGCATTCTGCTTCAATCAGCCCAAGGAGCCCTCATGAAGCTCGCCTACCTCGACCTCTCCAACGGCCACCTGACCGAGGCGACCTTCGCACTGCTGGGCAAGCATTTCCAGTACACCAGCAATCCGATCGAAGTCGGTCTGGACTGGCCGGCTATGACCGTTGTGACGCACGGCTACGGCGTCTTCATGACCGTGCCCTACGACTACTCACTGCAGCAGGGTGAGGCCGTGCCGGAAGACCTTGCGCGCGTGCTGGCTGCCGCTCGGCTGCGTGACGCCACCCTGATCCGCTTCGATGTCGACGGCGACGTCGATTCCACCCTCCCTTACTACGAATGGTGACCCATGCAAGACATCGACATCAAATCCCTCAAGCCTGGCGATATCCTCGAATTCGAAGGCGTCTTCCAGGTTTCGCCCTATGGTTGGACCAGTATTAACAGTGGCGCTGGTATCCCCGACTACGTGACCATCGCGCCGGTCAAGATCTCCGTCACCGTGCCGGACGGCTTCAACGGCATCACGGCCATGGTGCAGGTGCTGGACGATAAGGCTGAGGCGGTCCGCAAGGAAGCCGACGGCAAGATCCTGGTGCTCACGAAGCAGAAGAACGACCTGCTGCAGCTGAGCTACGGCGGCCAGGAGATTCTCGATGCGGAGGCCTGACATGCAACTCGAAATCAAAACCGTCATCGACTTTGGCGAGGACGGCCCGCCGCCCGGCGACTACAACGACATTCTGCGCTTCGCCGTCGAGCGCCTGAACGAGCATGTCCTGACGCCACTGTGCAATACCTACGGCGCCCAGGCCTCCACCAACACCGGCTGGACCAGCTCGGGAGACGACGAAGAATGAACCGCGCACACCTCGCCGCCGTCGTCGCGGCTGGCCAAGACCTTGCCAGCGCGGCCGCCGGCCTGCTGCAGGCTCACGCCCACCGCCAGGGCCTCGAATCCTTGCGCCTGCGGATGATTCCTGAAGCCTGGCCGCCGGTGGGCGAGCAGGCTGACCGCCGCGTGCGCGAAGCGCAGTGGCGCTACGATAACGCGGCCGCCGCGGTGCGGCGCCTGACAACGAAGGAGGCGGCATGAATCTCCAGCGCATGTGGATCAATCAGCCTTCCACGCTGCAGCATGGCCACAGCCTGCACGGCCGGCTGGTGCTGGCGTACCGTGAGGTCGGTGAGACCTGGCGTATCTACTTCCTCACCGGCCCTGTCGTCAGCCAGCAAATCGACGGCGCGGCGCTGTCGCCGGGCTGGCCCGAACACCTGCAAACCAAGGAGCCCACATGAAAGGCATCACCACCCGCGACATCGAGCACTACAACCCGCGCTGCAACGCCCGCGGCACGATCAAGGCCGGCACCGAGGTGGTCCTGATCAAGAAAGAAGGCTGGTCTGGCTGGGTCGTGAAGCATCGCGGCGACGCCGGCTTCATGTCAAAGTTCGACTGGGACCATAGCTACGTTGACGTGCCGGCTGACGCCGTGAAGGGGCTGCTATGAATTTCTGGATATGTAAGTGTGGGCACCACAACCCCTGGGCCAATAAGGCTTGTGGCCGCTGCTATCTCGCGAGGGTGTCGCCATGAACATCGGTGACCGCGTCGACACCCACTCCCACGGCCTGGGCCAGATCGTGAACGAGGAGCGTGCCAACGCAGGCTGGCCCGACCGCCCGAACATGGTCCTCACCGGCACGCTACGGCGTGCTGCTGGACGACGCCGACCAGTACCCATGGTTCACCGGCGGCATCGCCTACTTCCAGCCGCACGAACTCACCCTGAAGGAGTCGAAATGACCTACCAACGCGTCATCCCACGCGACCTCTTCAACGAGGCCAGCCTCCTGAAGTGCTACGGCCAGCTGTACCTACAGCTGGAATTCCACAACTTCCCAGGCGTCGAGCTGGTGCACATCCGGAATGCTTTCGACGTGCGTCAGGATCAGCGCAGCGGGGCGATCTACATCGACAACATCCGGCTGTCCGCCCGCGGCGTGCTGTATGGTTTCTGGCGCCCGCGCAACAGCCGTGCACCGTATCCCCTTTATCTCAACGCCGGTGATGACGACATTGCCGTCTTCAACGACGACGGCACCTTCACCGCTGAGATGCTCGACTTCCTGCGAGGCTGACATGCGCAAGCTCTGGATCCTTGCAGCCGTGGCCTTCGTGCTGGCCGTTTACATCACCAACCATGGCCCTTTTGTGGCCGGAATAGGGTAATTATGAACTTCACACCGCACGACCCCGACACCGACCTGATGACGGCCGCTGAATTCCAGGTCAATGTCAAAGCCGGCGGCTTCATCCGCACCGATGGCGATGGCTACTGGGCCACCATCGACGGTCACGACATGAACGCCAGCGTCTGGTCCATTCCGCAACCCGCCTGGGCCACCCATGTGGCATGGCTCAATAAGTAGGTGCTAAAATGTTGTCTCTTATCAACAACACTGAAAGCCTCGACATGCACCTCGCCTATGCAGCCCTGAATCCAGCCCAGGACATCAACCAGATCAACGCCTGGAAGCTCGTGCTGTTCCAGTTCAACATGGCTCTGCCGCCGACCACCGGCCTGTCGCCGATCGACAACGCGCTGATTTTCGCGCAGTCGCACGACATGAACCAGCTGTCGACCACGCCCGAGTTCAACACCGCCGCCAACGAGTATTTCGGCGACTACTACGCCGAGCTCAACGGCGTGCCGGCGCCGGACATCGGCCCGTGTATCGACCTGGCCTGGGGCTCGCAAAACGGGCGCACCGCATAAGCCGAGCCTGCTTTAATCTGCAACCGCCACCTTGCGTGGCGGTTTTCTTTTGGCGGGCACGCCGCCACCTAGCCTGAAAGGATCCCTATGTACTGCCCCGACTACACCATCAAGTTCGTCATCAAATCCTCCGAAAGCGTCGATACGCTGGTCAGTGCTCTGCAGGCCGTCTACGACAATAACGGCCCATCCGGCAACTTCACCATCGAAGCTATTAACCTCAAGTCGGACTGGCGCTACTTCACCTTCACCCGCAGCCTGGAACTGGATGCCGAGGACATCGTCGAGCGCATGGCCAAGTCCTACTTCAACCTCACGGCGCGTGAAGCTGCCTGTCAGCTGCTTAGCGAGGAGCTGTCGAGTGCCGGCGCCGACAGTGCTCTGGTGAAGGAGCTTGTATCGGAGTTGCGCGCCGCCGGAGTAGCCTTCCCGCAGCCCGAGGAACAGCCATGACCATCCCCGCCAACCTCACCCACGCCGAAGTCGGCGCCTTCCTCATGGCCGTCGGCCAGCACATGATCGACCACGATGTGTGCGCCGAGGCTGTGGTGCAGCCGGAAGACGTGCGCGACAACCTGCCCTACGCCGAGAATCTGGCGCACAGCATGATCGACGCCTACATCTACCTGCCGATGCACCCGGGCCGCGCCCTCGAGATCTTGCAAAGCCTCACGCTAGAGGAGGCGATCGCCTTCGTCCAGTTGCCGAAAGGACTCTGATGACCACCACCCTCTACTACCTGACCCGCACCGCCAGCAGCCTGGTCGAGCTGCGCCAGCAGCGCTACCGCGCGCAACTCGAGGCCGGCCGCGAGCACCCGCACGACGTGTGCGCCGTTGCCCGGAGCAAGACCGAGATGCGCGCCATGCTGGCGCGCTTTCGCTTCGGCCCGGTCGAATGGGACTCGATCGAGGAAGACTGCCATGCATAATTACGTCCTCACCGTCAAGCACGACCGCGGCATCGTGCATATCCACACCACGGCCGACAGCGCTGACGGCGCGCGCCAGATCGTCATGGCTGCCGAGCGCTGCCCTGAGCGGGCTATCCGCCGCGTGCGTGCCTACGATGCCGACGGCTTCGAGCTCGACGCGCGCGGCCAGCGCAAGACCATCGCCGGCGCTACCGTGAACATGCACGAAAGCTTTTCGAAGAATGGCCAGAGCCGGCCTGACAAGGTGCCCACGCGCTGGGAGATCCAGCTGCCCGGCGACGTGCGCTGGCGCCGCGTCTACAGCACCCGGCACTCCGGGCTGCGTTACATCACCCTCGACGGCCTGAAGGTCGTCGTTTCACTTCCGGAGGCACTATGAACGAAGCACATCTCGAAGCGGCGCGCGCTGCGGCCGCAGAATTCATCGCAGCCAGCAGAACCCTGCAGCTCTGGCAGGCCGAGGCCCGGCAGGTCGCGGCCGGCACTTCAGCTGCGCCGTATGACGTGGTACTGGAGCGGATCGCCAGCAACGAGTCGATCGTCGTCGGCAGGGCCGAGGTCCTGCGACTTGCGCTGGGAGCGCTGGAATGATCACCTATCTGATCGCGCCGGCTCTGACCGACCAGGCCGGCCAGTGCCGCATCGTCGCGCGCCACCACGGCCCGCACTTCAAGCCCGACCTCGCCAACTATCGGCAGGCGCCCACCGCCTGGTCCGAGGCCGGCATCATGGACAGCCGCGGTAAGCTGGTCTGCCTGTCCAACTCTGAGCACTTCAAAGACATGCAGGCCTGTGAGCCGCTGGCTGCTGGCACCACCTTCACCTATGAGGACTGACATGACCAATCAGGATCGCAGCGAATTTCAGGACTACCTGCAGGCCTGCACCGATGATCAGGTGTGGGGTGTGTACGAAAAAGAGCGCGCCGCCGGCCGCTACGACTATGCTGAGCTGGCGCATGCCGAGCTGGTGCGGAGGCGGCTCGAATGAGCCGCCTCGCCGGCACTGACGCCATTTTCATTCTGTGAAAGGGCAGCCATGAAACCCATCGAAGAACGCACCGTCTTCGTCACTGACGACGGTCAGCAGCACGCCACGCGGCAGGCTGCGGAGAGTCACAACTACTACCAGGACCTTGTCGACCGGCTGAGGCAGGATGTAGACCTTGCCGGCGCCGACTTCACCAGCCACGAGGAGATCGTCCTGTGGTTCACTACTCGCTTTAAATTGGAACCGAAACCATGAAATCTATCACCCCTAGCATGCTGCAGGCTGCTGCCCAAATTAACGACCTCGACGAGGCCCTGCGCAGCGTGATGGATGTTGTCGGCATCGACGACGGCGGCGTGGCCGCTCTGGTGTTTTCTGGCGATGACTGGAACGCGCGCTGGCCGGACGAGCACCATAATAGTCGAATGGCCATGCTCAGAAAGTGGGCTGACGCTGAAGAGTCCTACGCTGGCCCGGGCGGCCCAGCCCTGCCACCTGACCCCGACGAACTGAACGACAAGCGTGCTGAATGGGCCGACCGTGCCATCGTCGAATTTCAGGATGCCACCGGCACCGACCGCGAAGACGCGCTGGCTGACCTGCTGTGCAATCTGATGCACTGGTGTGACCGCAACGGCTTCGGCTTCGACGAAGAGCTCGAGCACGGCCGCGGCATGTACCAGGACGAGGTGCGGCCGTGAACGGCCGCTACACGATCGAGACCTGGGAACTTGCCAAGTCCCGGTTCTATGGCGTCGTGGCTCCGCTGCGGGAGCGCCTGCCCAAGCTTCTGGAGGACCCGGACATCGCTGCCGCGGTGTCTGCCATTCGTAACGCCGAGCGCGCAATCGAAGCGCGTGTGCAGGAACTTCTCAAGGACCCAACATGATCATCTCCCAACCCAACGACGGCCGCGGCCTGCTCTACCACATCGTCAACCTGCTTGGCCAGACCGTGCACGCCTACCGCGACCTCGATGCGGTGATCCTCTCGCGCGAGGGTGACCAGCGCATCTGCATCCAGATCGAGGCCAGTGGCCGCTGGCTGACCGACGTGCCGGCGCCGCTCGTGCCAGTCAACGGTGGACCATACCGCGCTGACCTGGCGCGCGCCGACCGCCTGCTCTCCGCCGACGAGCTGCGCGATAAGTACACCACTGCCAAGGACTGCGGCGAGCACCCGCAGTACCGGCGTTTCGATTGGCGCCACGAGGTAAATTCCGACAGCACCGTGCGCGGCTACTGGGACTGGGTCGCAGCGCAGCTGGAGGAAGAAGAGTGACCCCACCCATCACCCGCGAGCAGTTCGAGCCGCTGCGCCCGATGCTGGAGAACCTCCACAAGAAGACCCGGCCGCGCATGCACGACCTGTACGACGTCGTCTGCGCTATCCTGGCGCGCGAACAGCATGGCCTGACCTGGCGCACGCTGCCGGCCGGCTCGCCGCCGTGGCGCACCGTGCACGAATATCACGCCCAGTGGACGATGCCCGGCCGCGACGGCGCCGAGCCTGTCATGTCCCATATCTACCGGACGCTGCAAGGCGTCTGGCCGCCCAAGGAGTAAATCATGCCCTACCAGGAAATGCACGTCGATCCCGACCTGTACATCATGCAAGCCGGTGTTGCGATCTACCACGCCTACAAGGACGACGATTACAGCGGCGGCCCGCTGAAGTACCACTTCACGACCAACGCCAGCGACGACAGCGCCGAATTTAAGTTCGACGTGCGCGACCTCGACTCGGTGCACCTGCTGGGCCAGCACCCGCCCTTCATCACCAGCGCCAACAACACGCCGGAGCTGAAAGAGGCCTGGTGCCGCTGGCACGATGTCGAAGAGCCGGATCACATCCGCGCCATCATCATGGCGTCGATCGACGCCGGCCTACTCACCAATCCCAAGGACTGACCAATGAAGCCTTCCCTCTACGCCCTCACCGACGCCGAACATGCCACCGTGCTGGCCGCGCTGCGTGACTATCAGGACTACCTGACGGTCCATGGCGCACCTCGTGCTGACCTGCACGATATCGCCACCAACGGTGGTGCCATTGCGCCGCTCGATGACGACCAGGTTGACCGGCTGTGCGAAAGCCTGAACCACGAAGGCCTGACGTTTGGCGAGGTCGTCAATCTGCTGGGCGACGACGAGCAAGCCCCGCACGCAGCTGGCGCGAACAAGCACCGGCTCGTGCAGGAGGGCACGCTTGAAGTAGACCCGGTGACCGTCGTTTCGCGTAGCGCCGACGGCGGCGCTTATGTCATGTGCTGGCTGTGGGTTTCCGACGAGCTGGCCGGCGTTGAACCGGAGCCTACTGGTATGCAGGAGGGCTGACATGCGCTTCAACTCGTCCGAAGAAGTCCTCGCGTGGGCTGAGAAGGTGGCGCGCGAAGACATCGCCCGCCACCGTGAGCACAACATCGACCTCAACCCGTTCTGCACCCAAGGTGCCCGCAACGACTGGCAGCGCGGCTTCGACAACGCCGGGCCGCGCAGCTACGAAGGGCCGCGCGACTTTGACACCATCTACCAGCGCGGCCGCGCCGTGGCGCGCCTGCTGGAGCAGGAAGCTGCCGCCAACAAGGAGAACGACAAATGACTCACCGCCTTACCCTGCGCCTGACGCTCGACATCACCTACGACGTCGGCGATGCCGACTCGCGCGACCTCGAAGACAACCTGCTGGGTCTGGCGACGCGCGGCTGCCGCGAAGGCCTGTTTACCGGCAGCCTGGATGCGACCGTGGTGGTCGCCAACCCTTCCGTGGAGATTCTCGAATGAAGCACCAATTCACCCTCACCGTTGGCACCGACGCCACGCTGCAGCAGGACCAGGTTTGCCAGTTGGTGCAAGACACGCTGGAAGTTGGGCAGTCCCGTGCTGAGACCTACGCCAAGACTGGCGCAGGCGCCGGCATGGCATTTGCTCAGGCCGACGCCATCCGCAAGATGGAATTCACCCTCGTCCCGGTGCCGGCGCCGACCACGCAGCTGGCGGCCGAGGCGCGCCTGTTCGTCATGGCACTGGACGAGATGGGCTTTGGCGCCGACGACCCGATCAACGGTGGCGACTGCGTCGAATTCATCGACCAGCACCAGGCGCTGCTGCGGCGTCTGCCGGCGCTGGCCGAACTTGCGGGCGCGGTCGATACCTTCCTCGCGGCCCGCGTGCCGAAAGACGGCAGCTACAGCCAGATCATCGTGCCGCTGATCGCCGCCCACATGAGGGTGAAATCATGAACTCGCCCAGCAATCGCATGCTGCAGGCGTTACAGCTCGCCGTGGCTGCGCAGCGCGCGGTCCACGAGACGCTGAACGATCTAGAGGACGCGATCACGTCCAATGGCCTGAACGAGGCCCAGCAGGAGCTGCTGGCCGAGGAGGTAACCGACCTTGCGCTGGGCGACCCACTGATCGACGGGCTGATCGACCGGCCTGTTAGCAGAGAGGATCTGGAGTCGATCCTGCGTGCACTCGCAGCGGAGGCGCCGTGAAGGAATCCGACATCGTCTACGAGGTCGACCGTTTCTGGGTGCTTCGTGACCTCAAGCGCCATGGCTACACGGTGTTCGAGTCCGGCATCACCCACTCCACCAGCGATAGCACCTACCCGCTTGACGATGCTGGCCTGAGTCTGGCCAAGGCGCGCGTCGACTACCTCGCTAAACACAGAAAGGAACTGACATGAAAGATCAACCCGTATCCGAGCGCATCGCTGCGCTCGACGACACCAGCAAGACACCTGAACGCAAGGCGTACGAACTGCAGGCGGACTACACGATGCGCGGCCTGCTCGCTGCGCGCCGCGAGCTCCTCGGCCTGATCGTGGGCGCCGAGGAGCGCGGCATCGTCCTGACGATCGACCTGCAGTCGCTGCAGCCGCCGGCGATGGGCAGGACGCAGATGATCGGCGACGTGCGCATCTCCCGCGAGCGCCAGCGCGAGCTGGAAGAGCTGCGCAAGGCGGCCGAGAAGTCGGAGGAGGTGCGCGATGCGTGATTTCTATATCGTCGAGGGCGGCGCCGACCATCCGCAGGGTGTCAACTGGAGGCAGGTGAGCAGTGGTCGCGATGTGATTAACTACGCCATCTACCATCGCACGGATCTGGAGCCTACCGCCGTCCTGGCTGGCATCGTCGGCGCGCTGCTGGAGCGCGCGGCGGTCAGCAACCGCGACATGATGGACCTGTGCGGCCTGCAGCAGTTTCGGATCGAGGGGTACTGATATGCAAGTTACCGTCTACCGCCGCCCTCATGGGCGCTACACCGTCATCGACTGCCAGAATGTCTACCCCGAAGACAAGGCCTGGTTCGAAGCCCACAACGTCAAGGTCAGCATGGAGGAGGACGGCATGCCAGGCAACCCCAACTACATCTTCTATGCCGACATCGGCCGCAAGGACGAGGACGGCGAGCCGGATGAGGTCATCGAGCTCTCGCAGGGCCGCGCCTGCGACGAGACCCTTGCCGCGTTGCGGCGCCAGTGTGAGGAGGCGCTGACATGAGCCTGACCAACGGCCACGTATGGGCCGGCTACAGCGATCCGGAAACTCGCGTGCCAGCTTATCCACTGAAGGTCGGCTCGAGTCGCGCCGGCGAGACCGGTACCGCGGTCTGGGATTCAGCTGGTGCCTGGATGGCCACCTTCCGCAACTCCGAAGACGCCCAGATGTATATCGAGAATGGTGTACGCCGCGCTGCCCAGATTAAGAAATGCCAGCCTAAATTTTTGAAAGGAAAAGCATGACCAAGAAATATTACAAGACCAGTGCACCGGCGGTGCTGACTGCGCTCGCCGAGCGCAACGAAAAACTGACGGCGCTGCGCCTGCGTGGCGAAGCATTCCAGAAGCACTTCGGCGCCAAGAATCTGGTCGTCAGCAGCAGCACAGAAGGCTATCGCATCCGCGGCCTGCAGTTCGATCCGCCGAAGGACCGTCGTCTGTGGACGGTACCGGATCACGAGCATCTGGACATGCAGCGGCCGCGCCAGTCGATTACGAAGGCGACGCCTGACGAGAAGGCCGAACTGGCGCGCCTGAAGGCGGAATGGAAGGAGCACTTCCCGACCGGCGATGTGCCGTTCGAGCCGGTGCTGACAGCGATGGGAACGACCTGGGTCGCTCTGATCTTCGGCGCTGGCTTCCACATGCATGAGCGCGATGGTGCGGTCTACGTGGCGACAGCAGCCAAGTTGAACGATCTGATGGTCGAGATCCTGGCCAGCGAGTACGAGGCCGCAACAGCGAAGGAGACGGCATGAAAATCACACGCGGCTTTGTCGCCGTCCAGCCGGACGGCCAGTTCCTGTACATCAGCGCGACGCAGACCCATGTCGGTCACCGCGTGCACATCTCGCCGGTTTCCGATATCGATGACGCCACGGTGCGCATGCACCCCGGGCCGCGCGGCGGCGACCGCAAGGAGGCGGCCGCGCTGGCCGAGCTGAAGGTCACCTGGGTGCCGGTCGAAGTGCATCGCAATGTGGTCCTGCAGGGCTACGGCGTGGCGGACGAGCGCAAGGTCGGCATGAACCCTGCCCTCGCGGCGCCGTACGGCAGCAGCCATGAATAAGCCTCGCACCCGCCCGGTCGGCGCCATGGCCATCGCGACTGTCACCGTCGAGATCAGCGGCCTCGGCAGCTGGGGCACCAGCTGCAGCGTCGAGCAGGTGCACCGGCAGGCCAGCGAGGAAGCTGTCGGCTTCCTGCGTAACCTTGTGGCCGGCAATCGCGGCGAGCACCGGCTGCGCATCATCGGCCAACCTGAAGTCAAAACTATCACCACGGAGAGAAAATGACCCTTCCCGAACTGCTCGAGCGCGTGGGCGTCGACAACATTAATTTCCAGCTGCTGAACGCGTCGATGACGAATATCACGGCAACCAAACGTGACAGCAAAATCACCTTCCTGACCGACGCCCTGACGCCGAACAACGTCGCCACCGGCACCGGCCCGGTCGGCCTGATCGTCTGGTGCGATCGTGCCGCATGGGAGGCAGCCCTCTCGGAAGGAGATGCATCGTGAGCACCTACAAGAACGGCCCCGGCAATGTGCCGCGGCTGCCCGACCGCGTGGTCGACACCCTGATCGACGCCGCTGGTGTGCCTCGCCAGATTTTCAGTGTCAACGGCCACCGAAGCGATAAACTCGACAAGACCGCCAATGTCGAGCGTCTGGTCCACGACACCTGCGAAGAGCTGCTGGCGCGCCTGCCGGCGCCGGACGAAGACGGCGAACGATTCCGCTTCATGTTGGCTGCTGCCGGCGACCGGAACAGCCGCGCCGCGCAAGCCATGGACCGCTTCAGCAACGAGCTTGACGACGACGATCCGCGGCCGCACACCGAGCAACTGGTCGAGATTATTGACAAGGGGCGGGCCTGGGTCGCGGCAGGAGGCCAGGCATGAGCCTCCTGAAAGAACACCTTGCCTACATGGCCAGGGTCCGTGCGCACGGCGGCCGAATCCTCGCCTATCGACCACCGTGCTGCAACACCGAGACGGAGACGAAGGCGCCAGTCGACGACGACGATGTCTGGGATTCGCTGACCACCTGTCCGCACTGCGGTGCGCTCGGCATGAAGATCGTGACCCGCAACACTGTCGAAATTCGCTTACTGGAGGCTTGAAATGAAAACCCAAACCCACTCCCGCACCACCTACACCATCCCCGGCACCGACATCGAGGTCGAGCTGCCGGTCACGCCCGACAGCATCATGGACTTCAAGGCGCCGCTGGTCCGGATCACCGATGACCAGATCATCCTCGGCTACCTGGCGCACGACGATGACTGTGAGAATCCGCTGGAAGACGATGAGTACGCCGGCTACATCTACGAGGCGCGCCGCCGCGGCAAGACCCTGCGCGACTACGAGCGCGCGCTCGCCCTAGGCGATTTCGAGGACGACGAGCGTGACCCCTACGCCGTGCTGCTGGACGTCTATGAGCATGGCGGCATCTCCTATAGCCTGGCCGGCGCCGGTATGCAGTCCCAGTTCGATACGGCGCGCGGCGGCGCCGTCTGGGTGCCGGGTGACCTGCTGCGCAAGGACATCGAGGCGCATGCCGACCCGATGGCTCGGGCGCGCGAGTGCGCCAAGATCGACGCTGAGCAGTACACCGACTGGTGCAACGGCAACTGCTATTCGATTGTGGTCGTCACCTATGACAAGAAGGGTCAGCAGATCGACTGGAACACCTGCAGCGGCTATGTTGGCGACGATAACGCCTACGAGGCGCTGCAGGGGGCGATGCCGCGGGAGGTGGCCCATGGCTAAGCTGACGAGCGCGATGGTGCGCGAGCTGAACAGTATCAAGCAGGCTGCCGCAGAGGGTCTGCCGGCTCAGTTGAGAGACTTCGCCTGGCTGGCGGCGGACTCGTTCCTTGCTTGGCGGCCGGTCTATCTGGGCGAATTCACCCGCAAGCAGCTGCAGTCCCACATCGACACCTTGAAATACCTAATCACCCTGGGAGTGCATGACCGATGAGCACCCGTCGACGCAACGCCCCTGACGGCGACTTCGCCTTTTCCCTGCTCGACGAGATCCGCGCCTCGCCCGAGCATCCGATGCCGGATGGCGAGCGTCAGGTAAACGTGCAGGCCGCGCGCCAACACCTTGGCCAGCTGGCCTATGGCGCCGCGCCGTCGCGCCTGAACTGGAAGGTGCTGTCCACGATCGGTAATTTCTTCCAGACCATGCTGACCCTCGGCATGATCCAGGACGAGGACGGCCTGCTGGACCATGCCAAGGCCGTGCTCTTCACGGCCAGCAAGCACGCTGTCGAACATGGCACCATGCTGCGCCTGGTCGGCGCCGAGGTGGCCATCATGGAGAACATGCTGGAAGCCTACGACGAAGTACTTGCGGCGCTGCCGCACCGCGACGCTATTCGAGTGTTTCGTGAGACTGACAAGCGGATGCGTGTGCGACGTCCGGGCGACTACGACGCCAATCCTGAGAAAGGAAAATCATGACCACCCTCGACGACAAGGTGAAAGCCAAGGTCGCCTTGGGCGACCTGGTTGAACTGTGCAAAGAGGCGCCAGGGCGCCGCTGGCGTCAGCCGCTTGAGTTCCTGATGGGCTTCATCAAGGATGTGCCGGTGGCGCCGCCGGCACCGGTCTATACGTGCGAAGGCAGGGGTGGTGAGTACGAGCTGATTGCCCGTGCATTCAGCGCGGGCGAGTTGAAGCGCGCCATGCAGCGAAGTCCGGACACCGCGGTCGACTTGGTGATCTATCGTGACCTGGCCAGCGGCACGGTCTATGTGCGCGATCGCACCGACTTCGAAGAACGCATGCGCCGCATCCGATGAAGCCGCCGCTCGAGGTGCCGGTGTTCCTGCAGCAGCCAGCGCCCGAGCTGGAAAAGCCGGACGAATCGGCGATCCCGGCCGCCATCGTCTCCACTCTGAAGACCGACGAGAGCGTGGCCGCCGAGCTGGCGGTCATCGCCCAACACCTTGCCCATCAGCGCCGGCTACGCCACACGCTCGAGGTCGAGTCGTTCGAGGAGGAGCTGCGGCACATGAACGCGATGCAGGATCTTGCCGTGCGCGCCCAGCAGATCGAGGACAACATCGAACGGCTGAAGCACCTGCGCAGCGATCTTCGTAACCACCAGCAGCGCCTCAAGCGCACGCTGGAGAAACTCAAGGAGAAGTGATGTTCCATCCCTATACCCTCAAGCTCGACGGTGGCAAGTACACCGTCATCAACGACAACGGCCAGATGACCTTCTTGCGCCATGGCGAGCCGTGGCCGGCGGCCGACGACCTGAAGCATGCCGGTGTGGTGCTGGCCATGGCCCAGCGCATCGAGGAGCTGGAGGTCGCGATCGGTGAGGTGCTGAATGGCTCATTAGACGAGCAGGGCACGCGTGCTGCCGATGGGATCACTTCGATCCTGAGCGGCGTGATTGCTGTGCGCGGTACTTTCTGCAACTGGGAAGACACCCTGCGCCGCGCGCTGGAGCAGAAATAATGCCCACACTCACCCTCACCCGACAGCAGTTCGAAGGTGTGCGCGAGAGGGCCTTCAAGGCCTTTCTCGAGGCGCGCGGCGCCGAGCTGCTCGAACCCACCAACCAGTGGGAGTTGCTGCGCTTTCGTACCGAGGAAGGCACGTCGATCATCTACACCGACAAGCGCGGCAAGCTGACCTGGACCAACCAGGCAGCCGAGGCCTATCTTGCCTGCATAGGCAACAAGGCCTGGCGCGCGGTGCCGAAGACGCAGCGCCGCAAGAAGTCCAGCGTCGTCTGCCAGGCGCTGCGCGAGCGTGACGGCCACGCCTGCTTCTTCTGTCACCTCGATGTGCCGGTCGAGGAAGAGTCGGCCGAGCATCTGGTGCCTGTCACGGCCGGCGGCCCGGATCATATCGCCAACATGGCGCTGGCGCATCAGCTCTGCAATCAGCAGGCCGGCCACGCGTCGCTGATGGTGAAGATCGCCATCCGCGAGTCAAACTGGCGACGGCCGCACACGCCCGGCACGCTGCCACATCTGCTGTTGCCGCCTGACGCGGCTGAAGCTGTCAAGGCGATTGCCGTAGCTGCGGCCGAGGACGAGGCGATCGATGATCTGTTTGACCGCGGCGAATGGCCGGCGGTGATCATCTCCACGCCAACCATCACTGGCGTTGTGCAGCTGGACCGACTTGAGATGCTTGACGCCAAGCTGGGGGACTATGTCTGGCTTGAAGGCCGGTACGGCGATCTGGAAATTCCGAAAACCCGAGGCCAAGTCATCGCAGCGGACGAGCAGTCTGTGACAGTGAGCCTCCCACCCTGGAGCGAATAATGCCCAAACCTACAACCCACGAAGCTCTCGGCCTGATCCGAGAGCACTACGGCCTGACGATGGCCGAGGCCCAGAACCTGATGAAAGCGCCGCTGCACCCGCGCACCGTGCGCGACGAGTTTGCTGGCCAGGCTCTGACGGCGGCGCTCATGAATCGGCAGCTTGCCGAGTTATCTTACGGCGAGCGCGCGGAATTCTGCTACAGGCAGGCCGACGCCATGCTTGGTGCCCGCATACCCAAGGAGCCTGACGATGCCTGAACAGATTTCCCTCTGGACTGTCGTGATCGTGTTCACCGATGGTCGCTACCAGTCCGATGTCTGGTCGTTCAGTGCCGGCGGCGCCCTGCAGCTAGGCCTGACCGATGCGCGTGGCATCGAGACCATGCCGATCTTTTCTGGCGAGGTCCGTGAGGTCGCCATTACCTGGAAGGAGGCTCAAAAGTGATGACCCTCTACGGTATGCGCATCCACGTGTCACCATTGATTGTCGACCCGCCCAGGTTTGAGCTCAGCCCGCGGCTGCAGGAGATCCTCAACTACGGCGCCACGCCCGGCTACGTCCAAGGCTTCAACGACTGGTCGCGCAAATTCTTTGGCACCAACTATGAGGTCATCAAGGCTGGCGACGACCTCTTCATGTCCGAGGCCGGCTACCACGCGCTGCGCCTCAAACTTGAGAAGGAGGGCAAATGGCTCCCGCCATCCACCTGACCCGCGCATCCGCCAACGCCAAAACCGGCCCCATCCCCGTCTCCACTTCCTCCCGCGCTACCTGTCCCAGCACCTGCTCCTTCAAGGGCGCCGGCTGCTATGCTGAGAACTTCCCGCTGTCTACCCACTGGAATGCCGTCACGGCTGGCCGCGGCCTGCCCTGGGCGGACTTCGTCGACGAGATCTCGCGGCTGAAGAAGGGCCAGCTGTGGCGCCACAACCAGGCAGGCGATCTTGCCGGCCAAGACGACGTCATCGACGTGGCAGCGTTGCGCCAGCTGACGCGTGCGAACCGCGGCAAGAAGGGCTTCACCTACACCCACTACCCGCCGACGCCGGCAAACCTGAAGGCGATCCGCGCCGCGGTGAAGGGCGGCTTTGCAGTCAACCTGTCGGCCGATTCGCTGCTTGACGCAGACCGGCTGGCTGTCCACGGCCTGCCGCTCGTGGTCGTGGTGCCGCCGGGCTGGCGGGAAGGGAAGACGCCGGCCGGTCACAAGGTCACGCTGTGCCCGGCCCAAACGATGGAGTACATGACCTGCGCGGTCTGCAAGTTGTGTGCAAACACCGAACGCCATGCGATCGTGGCGTTCGAAGCGCACGGCGCGCGCCGGCGCACCGTGATTAAAATTATCGAGGAGAAGGCTACGGCCGAATCTTGATGAAGGCCTGCGGCGCCGCCGGCGGCTTTGCAGCCTCCAGTCGGGCGGCTTCGGCGGCGGCGACGGCGGCAGCTTCGGCGGCCGCCGTCTCCTCCAGCTTCTGGTTGGTCGCTTCCGCGAGTTTTTGCGCGTCGATCATCAGTTGTCCGTTGCGGTGAAGTAGATGGTCCGGAATACCTGCTCGCCGGTGGCGAACGTCAGCGGCAGGGTACAGGTGTTCGCGCCGGCGATATCGAGGCTGCCCAGCTTGACGATGCCGCTACCACCTTGCGTGATCGGCGCGGCCAGCGAGGTGACGCCGACCGGTGTCGGCGCCTGGACGGAAGCCAGCGTCGTGCTGCTGTACTCCAGGTCGCTCGAGACATCGATCGCGTAGAAGCGCTGATCGTCCGGATCCTTGGCGAAACTCCACGACCTGTCATCGGCCAGCGCGAAGTGAATCGTGCGGTCGATCTGCTCGCCGTTGTTGAGCAGGATGCGCAGTGTGCAGTAGTTGTCGAAGCCGGTGGTCAGGTTCAGGCCGCCGATCTTTACCACGATCAGACCACCCTGTGGCGACGGGCCTTCCAGCAGCGTCACGCCGTTGGTCAAGGCGGTCACCGATTTGATCGTGGTGCCGCTGTCGGCAAGGTCGCGGGTCACATCGCCGATGTAGTAGAGCTTGTCGGCCGGGACCTTGTTGATGGTCCACTTCTTGTTCTTCAGGTAGGGACCATTCGGCAGCAGCTTGGGCGAACTCTCGGTCCCGAACAAGACGACGCGCGAGCCGCCGGCGAAGACCGCGGTGCGGCTGGCCGGCACGACCACGCTGTTCGGGATCGAGCCGCTGGAGGCGGCGCCCGGCGAGAAGGCGCCTGCGCTGACCAGGGTTGCGCCTGGTGCGTTTGCGTTGACTGGTGCTGCGCCGCCGGTTGCGCCGCCGGCCGTGAATACCGGGCTGCTGGCCAAGGTCGCGCCTGGCGCGCTGGAGGACGCCGATGCTGCGCCGCGCGTCAACACCGACACGCTGGTCAGGGTCGCACCCGGCGCGCTGCCGGCGGCTGCACCGACTGTCATCACGATCGGTGCTGGCTCCGACAGGAACAGACCGGCGGCCGGACTGTACTTCTTGACCTGCATGGTCGCGTTGTAGACACCGTCCGGCGCGCCGACAAAGCTGAGCGAGCCGTCCTCATAAACAGTCATCGTGCCCTGGCTTGGCCAGGCGGTCATCGTGCCGCAGTAGCGCGTGCCGACCGGGTCGCCGGCCTCGACGTCGTTGTTCAGCGAGCCTGCCAGCGGGAAGCCTGTCGGCAGCTCCGACGCCAGCATGCCGACGTATGGAATGCCGAGGACGACCTGTCCGCTGGCGGTTTTCTGGTTCAGGTTGCGCAGCATTATGCAGACGTCCCAGGTTGGTAGGCGACGATGTCGGAAGCCCAGTCGGCGCCCAGCACGGCAGCGGTGCCGGCGCCAGCTCCCAGTGGGATGTTCGTCAGGTCGACGGTGCTGTCAGAATTTGCCAGCGAACTGCCAGGTGTGACAGTACCGACCGTCCCGATTCGGCTCTGGCGCCACTCCCACACGATCGTCGTGCCGGCCGCGACAAGCTGCCCAGCATTGTTGACCAGCGGCCCCATTTTGAAGCTGCCGGTGGCGGCCGTAATCGTCAGCGTGAACGCGTTCGAGTCGACGGTCTGGCCGGCGGTGTCGGTGGCGCGCACTTTCAGGCCTGACGTCGTCGCTATCGTCGACACGGTGCCGCTGATGACGCCGGTGCCGCTGTTGACGACAAGGCCACTCGGCCAGGCGACGCCAAGCGGACTTGCGCTGTAGGTCAGGGTGTCGGTGTCGCTGAACTGGCTGGCCACACTCACCGGTGTCAGGGCGACACCACTCTTGCCACTGATGTTGGCGATCGCACCCGGGAAGGTCGGCGCGGCGTTGCTTGCCGAGATCGTGATCGAGAAACTGTTCGAGTCCGCGGTGGCGCTGTTGGCATCCGTCGCCCGGATCACGATGCCAGTTTTTGTTTCGACCGTGGTCGGCGTGCCGCTGATGGCGCCAGTCGAGGTGTTCAGACTCAAGCCGGCCGGCAGCGTGCCTGCTTGCAGCGAGTAGGTGAACGGCGTGGCCGATCCGGTAAAGAACGTCGAGTTCGTGAAGCTGGCGGCGCTGCCGACGGCACCGGTGCGGTTCGGGATGGTGCCGCTGAAGGCGACAGGCGAGGCTGCGGGTGGCAGATACTCGTAGGGGCCGATATCCCAAGCGGCGCCGGCTGGCCGCGCGCGGCCATACGCGTCGTTTGCCGTGTAGGTCAGCTCTGCGCCGGTCAGAGTCTGGCCGACATCCTTGAGCGGCGAGGCGGCCGTCAGGCGGAAGTCGTGCGTGCCGTCGGACGCCACCTTGGCGTACACCGTATTGTCGTAAGCGATCGTGGTCCAGCCCGACTGGACACCGTCGGTGTACCCCTTGACGACGACGTGCGACAGCGCGTCCGTACTGACGGCCGAGCAGCCCATGACCGCCACGTTCTTGAAGGTGCTGCCCACGTAGGTGCACTGCAGGCCATTGGCCAGCTTCGTGCCGCCGGTGGCGGCGAACGTGGTGTTGTAGACTTTTACGGCGCTGTCGATGCGGGCGATGATCGCAGCCGAGTCGCCCTGGCTTGTGTTTTCGACCAGCGAGTTGGTCAGCGTGCCGCCTGCCATGTAGAGCACACCGCGCAGGCCCGAGTTGTTGCAGGTGCCTTCGAAGATGGCGCGATCCACCGAGTTGTTGGCCACCGAGCCCACCGCGGACTTGAACAGCGCGATGCCTGCTGTCGCGGATCCGGAGTATTTCATCTGGATCTTTGAAAAGCGGAAGTAGTCGACTTGGACGTCGATCCCCAGGGTGGCTCCGCTGGTGATGTCGATGTACGCGTAGCTCGTGTCGAGACGGAGCGGGGTCGCATCAGGGGTGGTGCTGTCGAAGATGGACGCATTAGGCGCCGTGGTCAGCTCGTAGTAGCACGTCGCACTGGTGGTCTTGCCGCTGATGGTGTTGGTCGTGCTGCGAGGTACTCGCGTCTTCAGCATTTGACCCTGCCAGATCACTTGGCCGATGTTGACAGCGGCGCCGGATGCCGGGGCGCTGCTGAATGCCGCCGCGCTGCCATTCAGCGATCCGACAGTTGCCGTCTTGGTGGTGGCGTTGTAGGCGGTGATCAAGCGGGTCTCGCTCCCGATGGTCATCGTGTTGCCGACATAGGCGCCAGTCGTCGCCGAGGCCGTGCTGTCGAGCGGGATGACCGACGTGGTAGCGCCCGACAGTGCCGTCAGGTTGAGGTTGACGGTACAGTCCTTCGGGCCGGCCGCCGCCCACGCGATGTCGTCGGTGTAGTCGGCGCTGGTCGGGGCGATTGTTTTTACGACGGTCGTAACCATGTCTGGCCTTTATGGGAACTGAACCGGAACCCAGGTGTTCGAGTTCGGGATGGTGATTGTTTTCGGGGTCTTGCTGCCGGTGTAGATTTCGCTGACCGGTGCGACTGTGACCGTGCACGCGGCATCCTGCGGCCGGCGCGTCAAGGTGTACGCGGTGCCAGGCGCCGGCGCCGTCGAGAACGGCGCATCAACCGTCACCCGCTTGTACGAGCCTGCTGCTGTAGTGGCGCCTGCAGCGGACATGACCGTCTCCGCATCGTAGGTGGTGATAGTGCGGGTTTCACCGTTGATCGTGAGCGTGCTGCCGACGTAGATACCGTTGATCTCGCTTTCACCCTCTCCGGCGTTTCCGTAGGGGAAGGCGATGACCGTGGTGGTCGACAGGCCCGTGTAATTTCCTTGCGCGTCCTTCTTGCTGTTCGTGTACCCGACGTAGGTCCACGGCGTGACGCAGGTGACTTCGCACGACCAGCCGGTAGGCGTCTCCTGCACGTTGCGGAAGGTCAGGTCGATGTTGATGCCGCCCGCCTTGTGGACAGCCGGATCCTGGTCACGGCTGAAATTGCTGAAGCACGGCCAGCCAGTGCCGATCCGGAAGGTGCCGAACGGATAGCCGCGCAGGATTTCGACCAGGCGCGCTTCGCCGTGCTGGCCGTCATTCCAGTAATACGCAAATGCGCGCCCCGATTGGCGCAGGGCGGCGATCATGGCGTCGCTCTCTGCCATGGTCGCGAAGTTGTCGTTGCGGCCCAGGCACCAGCCGATCCAACGAACCTTGTTGGCCTGGTTGGACACATAGGCAATCGCGTTCAGGTAGTCCCACGACGAGCCACCGCCGTCTTCCGGCGCAAGCTGTGGGGCCGTAGCCTGGGTAAATGTCTGGTCGGTGCCATTCCACATGGCCAGGCCGATAGTCGACTTGCCGCCATTCCAGCGCGGGCGGTCCGGATACAGCGCGGCGAACAAGTCATAGAGGCGCAGGCCGAACGAAGCCGTGCCCCAACCACCCATCGAGCCACCAGTCAGGCAGACGCCGAGCTTGTCGGCGATCGGCAGCGTATCGAGCGCGTACTTGTACATCGCTCTGTACCGCCGCTCCTCGAACAGGTGCAGTTTCCCGTCGGGCATGACGAAGCCCATGTGGAAAGCCTCCTTCTTCGCGCTGGCATCGTTGTACCACTCATCGTTTGGCCGCAAGTTGATGCGGCTGTGGTCGTATGCGATGCAAGCACTAAAGCCGAAGACCTTGCGGTTGTCGTAGTCCCGGCCGCCGAAGGTCGGCGAGGTGCCGCCCATGGTCATGAAGCCGTCGACCGGTACGCGGAATTGGCGCCCGGTGGTGTAGTTGGGACCACCGGACCCATGCAACTCGACGACGAACGGCTTGGTGTTCCATTCGGTCGTGGTTGGGTAGCCGCCGGTGTCCGAAAACACCGTAACCTTGGTCGGATCGAAATAGATCGACGGGCCGGCGCGCCCCGCATAAATCGGCTGGCCGCTGGCGACCGTATAGCTGTCAACTGGGCGCGTCATGCTTTATGCCGGCGTCGGGAACGCGATCGAGCTGGCGGCCAGCGTGAAGGTGCCGGCGGTCGTGCTCACGTTAGAGCCGAAATCGTCGACGGCGATCAGCTCGTCGGTCGAGGACGCGCCGCCGCGCCGTTTGTAGTAGACGGCCTGGCGCGCGGTGATCGTGCTGTTCGGCCAGGTGACGGCGCCGAAGTTGATCGTGTTTTTGTGGTTGGTCGTGTCCTTGGCGAGGGTCACGGCGACCGGGATGCCGCCTGCGGCGTAACCGGTGCCTGATACTTCGCCGGTCACGCTCGAGCGGAAAGCATGGGTGCCTGCGTTCGGCGTGTAGGTGGCGTCGACCAGCATCACGTAGAAGGTGTCGGTATCGAGGTCGATGTTGCCGCGAAATACCTGATCGAGAAAGCTGTCGTAACCGGTCGAGGCCATGGTAGGTCCTAAAAATGAGATGCCAGAATGCAAGAATTCTGGCACGCTTCTTGCTGGATGTAAAGTAACGACAGGAGGTTGTTGACTAGAGAAAATTGTTTTGACACAAGACAGAAGTTTGCTTACCCTAATAATCCCTTTCCCAAGAGAATTCACCTACCCTATGTGGCTCAAAAACGCAACCATCTTCGGCATCAGCCCGAAGGCGCAATTCCCTGTCGAGCAGCTTGAGGCTGCTCGTTTCGTTCCCGCTGGCGACCTGCAGCTGACCTCCAGCGGCTTCGTGCCGATTCAGGGCGAGCTGGCCTACAAGCAGGGCAAGCACACCTTGCTGCGCTTCATGATGGAAAAGAAACACCTGCCGGGCTCGGCCGTGGCGGTGAAGCTGGAGGAGCGCTGCGCCGAGTTGGAAGATCAGCAGGGCTTTCGGCCGGGCAAGAAGGCGATGAAGGAGCTCAAGGAGCAGGTCATCGACGAGCTGTTGCCGCGCGCGCTGTCGTCGCGCCGTTCGACCCTGGTCTGGATCGATCAGGACCAGCACCGCATCGTGATCGATTCGACGTCGAATGCCGTGATCGATGAGGTCCTGCGCGTGCTGCGTAAGACTTATGAAGGCATCGACCTGGGTATCTGCGATGTCAGCTGGCCGCGCGCCAAGGTGCTGACCGAGTGGGCGATCGACAACGAGCCGGCTGACTTCACGGTCGACGACACGGCGGTGTTGGCCTACCCAGGTGAACGCGGCAAGGTTGTGAAGTTCGAACGCGCTGATCTGAGCCAGAAGGATGTGCAGCAGCATTTTGCCGCCGGCGCCATCGTGCAGTCGGTCGCCATGACCTTCGGCAGCCGCCTCTCGTTCGTCATGACCGACAACAACCAGATTCGCAAGATTAAGCCGCTAGACGTGCTGCAGGAAGGCCGCGACGCCGAGAAGGACGTCGACCGCTTCGCCGGCGACGTCGAGCTGATGACGCGCGAGCTGGGCGTGCTGTTCGATCGCCTGGTGCGGGAAGCATGAGCACAGCCTATTACAACGAGTTTGATCCCGGCGCCGCGGCGTGGCTCCGGGAGCTCATCAAAGAAAAACTGATCGCGCCGGGCGTGGTCGACGAAAGGAGCATCGCAGATGTCACACCCGGAGACCTTGCCGGATTTACCCAGTGCCACTTCTTCGCCGGCATCGGCGGCTGGTCCTACGCTCTCCGACTTGCAGGCGTCCCTGACAGCCGTCGAGTGTGGACGGGCAGCGCTCCTTGCCAGCCTTTCTCCTCGGCAGGCGAAGGCGCAGGGTTTGATGACGAGCGGCACCTATGGCCCGCCCTCCACCACCATGCCCGCGTCGGACGTCCTGCAGAAATCCTTGGAGAGCAGGTTGCAAGCAGCCTCGTCGACCCATGGATCGACCTTGTACAAGCTGACCTGGAAGCCTTGGGTTACGCCGTCGGGTCGGTCGCGTTCCCGTCTGCGGGCATCGGTGCTCCGCACATCCGCGACCGCTGCTACTGGGCAGGCCGGCTGGGTGACGCCGACCTCCCGCGACTGGAAGGACTCGGGAGCCGATATCAAGCCGCGCTCGGACAATGGCAAGGAGCGGCTGGATCAGCTGCCCAGGCAAGCGAACTTGTGCGGCTGGCCCACGCCGACGCTTTGCGACAGCGGCCGGGTGCCGGCGCCGGACTTCACCACCAAGAACCTCACGCTGAACCATGGCGCGGTGCTGACGGGCTGGCCCACGCCGCGCGCGGCGGACGGCTCGAAGGGCGTGGACCCGACAGCGGACACGCTGCGCGGGACGGATCTGCCGACCACGGCCAGCTGGGCGGCTGGGATCGCCGTGCCGGGCCCGGCCCGACTAACGGCTACTGGGAAGCTGCTGACTGGCTTGCATGCCGAGACAGCCGATGGCGGCCTGTTGAGCCCGGCACACAGCCGCTGGCTCATGGGCTACCACGCAGCCTGGGATCGTGCGGCGCCGGGGTGGCAGGACTGGCACGCGTGGCAGGCCTTGATGCAGCAAGCCTTGGTCGAGCAAAGAGCTATCGCGTGACGGCGCTGCGCGGCTATGGCAATGCGATCAACGTCTACGCCGCGAAAGCATTTATTGAAGCGTTTTACGGAGTATCTGAATGACCGCTGGAACCCTAGGCCCCTGTGCCAAGCTGGAGGTGCGCTGCACCATCATCACGCCTGACGGCAGCCGCTTCGTCGGCGAGAACTGGTGCGCGCACCCTCAGCCGGTCTGCCCGCGCGCGCCCGGCGAAGGGTATGAGAAGTGCCAGACCATCTGCGGTCAGATCGGCCACGCCGAAGAAGTTGCCGTGATGCTGGCCGGTGATGCCGCGCGCGGCAGCCATGCCTATGTCGAAAACCACACCCATGCCTGCCGCAATTGCCAGGAAGTTCTGTTCGGCCAGGCAGGGGTCAAAGCGCTGACCATCGGCGCGCCACCGGAGAAAGTATGACGGACAAGACCTATATGGATGACGTGCTCTGCCCAAGGAAGCACCAGTTCCGACTTGCTCGTCGCGTCGATACGGCCGGGAGGAGTGTGAGGACGTTCTGCCCTTTTTGTCAGCGGAGCTATCAAATTACCGCCGGCTCTTTGCCGGCTAAACGCCTGAAAGGTAACGAATGAAAAACTGCACCAAGGACGACCTGCCCTTCGAATACATCAAGCCGGCGCCGCTGAATCAGCGCGTCATCCTGCTCGAGCGCGACGGCTCGATCGACGTCGGGCCGTGGAAAGGCCCGACGGTCGGCAGCAACGCGCGCTACATCGGCTGGCATCCGGTGCCGGCGCGTGACCTGGACCTCGAGCGAAAGCTCGAGCTGGCGTGATGGTGATGCCTTACCAGCACTATCCGGATCCGGACCTGACCAAGGTCCAGGCGCTGGTCCGGCGCGTCTCCAGCCCGTTCTGGATGCACCGGCCTGAAGCCTGGATCTGGCAGCGCCCGGACGGCTACCCGCAAGGGTTTGTGGGGCTGATGGACAGCCCCGGGCTGTGCAACTTGCTGTGGTTGTCGATGGCATTTGATCGGCCGCCGCAGGTCTACGACGCCAACCAGAACGGCCTTTTCCTGCGGCTACTTAGTGGCGCGCGCGATGCGAAGCTGGGCGGTGAGCCGCTGACCGACTGGGCCGGCCTGCTAACCCTGCAGGAGTTCATCGACCAGCTGCCGCAAGAGGCGGGTCCAGCCGGCACAATCGCGAGCACCTACCCGCTGCTGCGGCTACTCGGCGAAAGGAGGCTTGGCCATGCTGACGCTTGAGCAGGTGATCGAGCGCTACCCCTTCCCGCATCCGCTGGGAGGGGTGATGACGCTCGAGCAGATGCAGAAGGAGGACATCGTCAAGGCGGCATTCTGGCGCCGCGCGCTGCTCGATTTGCCGGTCGGCTATGGCAAGACGGTGATCGGCACCTGCATCGCCCTGATGCTGCAGCCGCAGCTGACTGTCATCCTGGTGCCGCCGGTCCTGATCGCACAGTGGGTGGCCTGGCTCAACAGCATCCCCGGCGCCGGGTTGGCGCTGGCGTATGACGCGGCGCCGAAGAAGCGCCGCGCGCTGCCGCTGGAAACCGCCGACTGGCTGATCATGAGCTACCAGGTTTTCAACAACGACATCGATTTTCTTTCCGATCTGTGCCGCGACGCTGATGTGTTGCTGGAAGTCGACGAGGCGCAGAACCTGAAAGGTCGTGGCGTACTGTTCAAGAACGTGCGAAACTTCTCGTCCGGCCGCGACCTGATCACGATGTCGGGCACGATCGCCAGCAAGCCTGGCGATTACTACAGCTACATTAAGCTCAACACGCCGGACGTCTACACCAGCTACACCGCTTTTGAAAACATCCACGTGCTCGAACGCGACATCTTCAAGCAGCCGAAGGAGTGGCACAACCTCGACCTGCTGCAGACGAACTTGAACATGCGCCGTATTCACCGCACGAAAGAGGAGGTGCACTCAAAGCTGCCCAAGGCGAACATCATCCCGATCTACTACGACCTGTCGAAAGAGCACATGGCGCTGTACCGGCGCCTGATGGATGAGCAGCTGCTGCTTCTGGAGGACGGCGGCAAGATCGATGCCACTACCGCCACGAAGCTGTATCACGCCGCCCAGCAGATCGTGCTGGATTTCGGCACCTTCGCCGGCGACCCGGAGAAGCGCTCGGCAATCTTCGACCTGGTCGACGGCATCGCCGATGAAATCAACCTCGGCGGCGAGATTCTGATGGACGGGAAGGTGCAGCCAGCCAGCAAGCTGATCCTCTGGACCACGCACAGGAGCGTGTCGCGGTTGCTTGGTGAGCACATGGACGCTCACCTTGCACCGCTCGGCAAGAAGGGTGTAATGGCTTTCTCCGAGGTCGACTCGAAGGCGAATATCCAGCAATTCATGCACGACCCGAATACGGTCAATCTGACTGCACAGCCGAGCAGCGCTGGCGCCGGCCTGAACCCGCAGTACATGTGCTGGGAGTGCGCATATATCCAGATACCGACTACCACGATTCCCTTCATCCAGTCGTCAGGCCGGATCGATCGCAAGGGTCAGCGCTACAACCCGAACATCCGGCTCCTGATTGCGCGCGGCACGATCCAGGAGCAGCTGCTGCAGAACCTATTCAAAAATGATGAACTTGTCAATAGAGCAGCAGGTTCGATAAGCTCCATCAGAAATTTGATTTTCCCGTAGGAAATAGCTGTAGAATCCGCAGTTCAATAAGCAGTTCAACCGTACAAGGAAGGCAACATGGCAGACTACCGCCCGCTGAACAGAGCTGAAAGACTCAGCCTGCAGTCGCAGTGGCTCAATCACCGCATGGCCGACAGCCCCGCCTGGAAGGCGGCAGCGCCGCAGCCGCGGCTCCTCTCCGTGAGCGAGAACAAGGCCTTCGTGGCGTGGCTGCCTGGGGCCGACGGCCAGCCCCAGGTTATCGACCTGTTGCGCGCGACCGACATCCAGATATCATTCACGACCGGCATCACCGTCACCCTCACCGGCCGTGCCAGCAGCAACGGCTACCACATCAGTACCCATCCGCGCGAGATCCTGCCGGGCGTCTTTGCCTGGGTCCCGCCGTTCTGCGAAGTGCGCTTCTGCCCTTATCAGTTCAGCGACCCGGCCAGCGTGTGGCGCACCACCCTGCCGATCATCGTTCGGATACCTGGTCAGATCGTCTTCTCGACGCTCAAGGAGTTCCGCGACCAGTGGCCTGGCGTGAACGTGTGAGGGCACCATGAGCGCATTCCACTACTACCAGATCAAGGGTGGCGAGGAGGGTTGGCAGCCAGTGCCGGTATCGCACCGTGACCAGACCATTGCCGATATCCACCCGATGTTCATGACCGTGCTGGCGGTGTCCAAGCTGGTCGACAACCTCACCTACGAGGAAAAGCTGAAGCTGGCCTACATGGGGCCGTTCTACTCGGACTTCGACTCGGAAGACGGGACCCTGGTCATCGAGAAGACCAACGAGTACCTCGACAAGCTCGAGGCCCTGGGCGTCAACCTTGCCATGTGCCGGCTGTTCACCACCGGCGGCCGCGGCTACCACGTCGAGGTGCCAGTCGAGCTTTTCATGGACAAGGTGCCGAAGAATGGCGTGGTCGGTCTGCCCTCGATCTACCGCGAGATGGCGCTGTCGCTGGCCGTCGATACGCTTGATCTGAAGATATACTCGACCGGGCGCGGCCGCATGTGGCGTCAGCCCAATGTCGAGCGTGACAACGGCCGCTACAAGGTGCCGATCACGGTTGACGAGATGCGGAGCATGACGCCGGAGGTCGCGGTGGCGCTGTCATCGCAGCCGCGCGACCCGGTCCCGGTACTGCCGCCAGCGTTCTGTGTCAAGCTCTCGATCGAGTATTCCGCGGCCATGCAGAAGGTCGAGGACCTGCTGAAAAAGCGCGCCAAGTTCAAGCCGGATCCGCATGTGCGCGAGAAGGCCGGCTGCGCTTCCATCCAGTACATGATGGCAGGCCTCGGCATCAAGCATGGCGTCGGTTTCCAGGAGATCGCCACCCAGCTGGCGATCGCCGCGGTGGCGGCCGGCCTGTCGGAGGAGCGCTTCGTTGTCGAGTGCTCGGGCCTGATCGAGAATCACCAGGGCGACGGCAGCCGCTACGGCTCGCCGGCGAAGCGCACCGAAGAGCTGCGCCGCATGCACCGCTACATGGACGGCAACGCCTGCTATGAGTTCTCGGTCGGTGCCATCAAGACGCTGCTGAACCATCCGGCGCCGGACCTTGACGGCATCACGACCACGAAGGAGGAGGTCAAGGCCGAGATCGAGCTTGCCGCCACCCAGCTGGACGACCCGGAGCTACAGCAGGATGAATATGCGGACGTGGCCAAGGGCGTCACGCTGTCGCGCTACGGCGTGTATGTCGACGGCGAGTTCGGCAAGAAGCGGGTCTGCGCGGTGTCGTTCGACGCCGCGGCGATCCTCATGTCAAAAGACAGCGACCAGATCATCGGCTACGACGCCGTGGTGCTGGTCAACGGCAAATCGGTAGGCGCCATCACGCTGGAGAGCGACATGTTCTCCGGCCTGGTTCCTTTCAACCGGTTCGTGTCGAAATACGGGCACGCCTTTCAGGGCACCGATGCCCAGGTAAGGACGGTAATGATGCGATTCGTAGAGCAGGCAAAAAGGAAGGGCAATATCAGCTATGTCGTGGAGCGTGAGGGCCTCGACATGATCACCATCCCCCAGCACGAAAACCCACGGCTGCGTGAGCCCTTCATGATCTGGTCCGATGCGCACGGTGTGCGCCTTGAGCCGGAGATCGAGGAGACGGGCTTGAAGATCAAGTTCGCCGGCTACCCGGATCCGCGTGGCGTGTTCAAGACCGACATCTCGAATGCGCCGGCGCTGGCCAGTTGGCTGGAGGAGCCGAACAACAAGGAGCTGCTGACCGAGACGCTCGAGCATCTGTTCAAGTGCCAAAAGCCCGAGGTGCTGGGCAAGATGCTGGGCTGGTATGTGGCCTGCTTCTGGAAGCAGCTGTTTCAGAAGCACTACGGCAAGTTTCCGCTGCTGCATATCAACGGTCCGGCCGGCCTCGGCAAGACCGAGAGTCAGCTTGGCCTGGCGTCGATGTTCTTCTGGCGCGGCGAGGCGCGGCCGCTCTCGCCCGGCTCGACCAACTTCGCGCTGCTGCAGCACCTGATGGCGTCGTCCTCGATCCCGCTGATCCTTGATGAATACAAACCGCACGTGATGCAGAAGACGCGTCTGGACCAGCTCAAGGGTCTGCTGCGCGACGTCTACAACCAACGTGACCAGGCGCGCGGCGGCGGCTCGCGCGAGAGCGATGATTACCGCGTGCTGCAGTTCTCGCAGATGGCCGCGCCCATGGTGTTTATCGCCGAGGCGGCCGAGGAGGAGGCCGCGGTGATGGAGCGCGTGGTGCTGGTGACGCTGTCCCGCCCACATCAGAGCGAAGGCCTGCGCCGGCATGCGCACTGGCAAGCCTACTGGCGCAATCGCCACCTGCTGGGAATCCTCGGCCAGTACCTTGCGATGACCCTGGTGGAGGGCGGCGCCGGCGAGCGCTTTGTCGAGGAGTTCGACGAGCTGTATGCGGACGCGAAGCGCCAGTTCATGTTGTCCGAGGAAGACCTGAAGGGCGGCCTGGAGCCGGAGCAGCTCAAGGAAAAGCAGAACACCAAGGAGCGTCCGGTCTACAACCACACGGTGGCACGCTTCGGCATGCGTCAGTTGCGCAACCTGGTGAACGATGCGATTGGCCCGAAGTTCGACGGCATCATGGCCGAGATGGAGCAAGGTGTCTTCGCCCGCCTGCACGACCTGCATGCGGCAACGACGCCGGAGTATATCAAGGTGCTGTCCGAGATTTCCAGCATGAGCCACCACATCGAGGCCGACCGCCAGGATGCGATCCGCAAGAACTACGAGTACGCCTTCGTCGAAGCAGGCGGGCGCGCGCTCATCGAGATCGCGATCCGGCCGGCCTATCAGCGCTACCGCATGCACTGCCGGGCGACCGGGCTGGAGGCGCTGTTTGGCGGCTTCGAGAGCTTCGCGCACTCGGTGCAGGACTGCAGCGCGTTCGTCAAGCGTGGTACTGGCGAGAAGCTGCAGGCGCCGGGCGTATTCACGTTTGACGCGGATGAACTTGCACGCCTTGGCGTCGACGTATTTAAAAGCAATTGACACGAGTCAATAAGTTTGCCATACTGAATTTTCACCCACATGCCGGGCGTGGGATCCTGACCCGGCAAGACGATAACCTTAAAGGTAACGAAAATGGCACTGACCCCGAAAACCGCAGCAAACACCCAAACCGCGCAATTCGAAGCTCCGGATGACGGCAACGTCATCGAGAACGGCGCAACCGACACCCGCAGCGCAGCGCAAGCTCGTCTGGCTGAAGCGGCCGCCCAGCACGCTGCTGCCAAGCCGGCTGAAGAAGCTAAGCCGTCCGAGAGCCGCGCTGTTGCGGCGCCGGCCCAGACTGGCGGCCAGGTGGCCAAGGCCAAGCCGATGGTCAACCCGCTGGAAACCCTGAAGAACGCGTTCCCGCTCGAGTTCGACACGCTGCGTCAGCTGGTGATCACCAACGGCAACATCACGGACAAGGCCACCGGCCGCGTGCTGGGCACCAACATGGGCGCCGAGATCCTGACCTTCCAGGACCAGTGGGTGGTCTCGCCGGGCGTCGACGGCGACGAGGGCAAGGAAGCTGTTCGCTATTCGGATGACGGCATCACCACTACCAAGGGCGAAGACGTTCAGGCTTACCTGAACCAGCTGAAGACCTCCGGCTATCCCAAGGCCAACGTTTCCGAGCGCGTGGTGCTGGGCCTGGCGATCGTGGAGCTGAGCGCCAAGGGCAAGAAGGAGATGCCGGATCTCGAAGGTACGCTGGCGCAGGTCAGCCTGCCGCCGACTTCGAAAGCTACCTTCAAGCGCTATCAGATGGACCAGGCCTTCAAGATCGGCAAGGGCTTCATCGATGCAGAGGGTGCCCAGACCGTGCGTATCGACTGTGACGTCACCAAGCGCGGCGACATGAGCTGGACGGTCGCTGACTTCAAGCGCTACGAAGGCAACCTCGCGTAACAGCCACTCACCACCACCCTCAAGGGACCTCTTCGGAGGTCCCTTTTCTACAGGAGAAATCCCTTGGACATGCAAGAACAAGAGTCGCGCCCGCTCGCCTTCGTCATCGCTGATACCGAGACCACCGGCTTGACCGGCCCGGCCTGCGAGGTGGCCTTCCGCGAGATCTGCCCGGATACGCTGGAAACGATCCGCGAGATTCAGTCCCTGATCGACCCGGAATGCGAAATCGAGCCGAAGGCGATGGAAATCCACGGCATCACGCAGGAGATGGTAGCAAGCGCGCCGACGATGGCCGAATTCATTTCGACGCCTGGCTACCTCGACGGTGCTTTCGATGGCCGCAACATTGTGATCATCGCCCACAACGCCGCGTTCGACGTCAAGCGCCTGCACGCCGTCGGTGACATCGTCTCCTCTATCTGTACGGTGTTCCACAGCCGCCAGCTGATCGGGACCGAAGTCCCCAACCACCAGCTGCAGACCCTGCGCGAGCACTTCGGCTTCCCGGTCAACGAGGCGCACCGCGCCATGGCTGACGTGGCGACCACGCACCGCCTGCTGCGCGAGCTGATGGGCCGCGCCGGCCGCCGAACCTTGCGCGATTTCTACGAGACGCAGGAGACGACCGTGCACCGCTGGCCGTTCGGCAAGCACCGCGGCCAGCTGCTGCTGGAAACGCCCAAGGAATACCTGCTGTGGTTCAAGAAACAGGATTGCGATGCGAACCTGAAGAAGAGCATCGAGAAGGTGCTGAAGGCGATGAAATGACCCGCAAAATCGTCCCTCTTAAAATGACCTACGCCAGCACCTATGTGGCGCCGGGTGTGGTCCTGCGCGTGTTCGACACCAATGCCGCTGGCGAGCTGCTGCCGGTCGCGTTCCGCCGCAATCCGATCGACGCTGTCGAGGTCCAGCCGGTCGACGCGCCTCACGGCCAGCTGTGGGCCGAGATCGCCCTGGATTACTACAAGGGCGCCTATATGACGGACCGCATGGTCGACAAGCAGGTCATGATCGACGCGCTGCAGGCGCGCCAGAAGCTCGAGGCGCCGCTGGAGTCGGAGGAGGCCTGCTTTCACCTGGACGCCGCGTCGCAGTTCGGCTTCGAGATGGTCCAGGACGAGCCTGAGCTCTGGCAATGCACCCGAGACCAACTGGTCACACTTGCTAACGCCTTCGTGGCTGGTGGCCACTTCCAGTACGCGCGCCGCGCCGGCCATAGCACCGACCAAGCTCTCGAAATTCTCAACCGCCCTCTTCAAAAATAAAGGATCCACCATGAGTCAGTTTTCCGAAGCGATCGTCGCTTTCAACAACATGTACCGCCTGCCGGTGGCCGACGCCCCCAACATCATTTCGGCACAGCGCCTGCGTGACCTGAAGAAGATCCTGCTGGACGAGGTCAACGAGATCGATGAAGTCATCGGTCTGGTCGAGAATGCTGAGCAACTGTACAACTCGTCCGATGCTCGCCTCGACGCCCTGACTGCGCTGGCTGACCTGATGGGCGACTTGCAGGTGTACTGCGCCAGCGAGATGGCCAAGTGGGGCCTGCCGCTCAACGCTGTTCTCGCCACGATCATGGACTCGAATATGAGCAAGCTTGGTGCCGATGGCCTGCCGATCTACGACGAGACCGGCAAGGTTCTGAAAGGTCCAGGCTACTGGAAGCCGGAGCCGAAGATCCGCGCACTGCTGGCCGATCTCAGCTTTGGTGTCGCAGGAACCTGACCATGTCGACCCACCTGATCAGCGCTCCGTCGCAGATCCGGTCCCTCTCGAAGGCGGTCTCGGCCGCTTTTCTCGCGTCCCCTCTCTCCGAAGAGGAGCGCAACCCGGGACGGATCGAACTGACCGACCTGCCGTGGGTGGCGCCGCCGATCGCCTGTCGCGAGACGATCGGGCAGGTGCCGCTGTCCGACTACCTGAGCGTGCCGATGCCGATTGAGCAGGGGGCGCTGCGTCGCTTCTGGATCAAGACGCTGGACGATCTCTGGAACCGGCCTAGCGCTACGATCCGGCGCGGCGCCTTCGCCAACTGTGGCTGGGCCTTCCCCAAGCTCAAGGTCGGCCAGCGCGCCTTCCTGTTTTCCACGCCGCTGGGCTTTCCGTCGCAGCTGGAGCCGACGACGGGCGTCATGTTCTCGATCGAGGTGGCGGCCGCTGCCGCAGCGTCGCTGCCGGTGCTGGATATCGTCAGCGACGACGACAACTACTATGCGGTCATGGCCGACGGCGAGATCTTCGGCGTGAAGAATGGTCGGCCGGCGTGCGAGTCGCCCTGGACCGAGAGCATGGCCGGCATGATCCACGAGCTGGTCACCGGCAGCCGCGGCGAAGCCGATTACAGCTGCCGCTTCGACCAGCTTGCCATGCTGCGTTCGGTGCTGCATGTGCATCGCCGGCGATTCGAGGAGTTCCAGGGCCTGGACTACGCCTTGCAGGCGCTGCGCATCCTGTCGCTGGGTGGGCACTGCCCGGACCTGATCTCGCAGCTGCGTCTGCTGCCGCAGGACATGGGCCAGCTGCGCCGGCATGAACAGGTGCTGCGCGACTGCATCGACATCATCGACGACATGCAGATGTCGGACCGCAGCAAGCTGGAGATATGGCACAACCTGCTGGTGCCGGAGGTTCTCACGCCCGGCAAGTTCCGCCAGCACGTGTTCTCTGGCGGCCAGTTCCCGTTCGCGCTGGCGCAGGCCAAGCTCGAGTCGATCCGCACCTGGATGGAAGCGCAGTACCGCGCGCTGCCGGCCAGCGTCCAGAAGGAGGGCGTATGCAAAGCGTAAGGCAGTCCCTCATCGAGACGGCGTGCAGCACGGCTTTTGGGTTCGTCCTGAGCCTGCTGTGGCAGCACTATGGCGTCAACCCGCTCTGGCGGCTGCACGCATCGCCATTCGACAGTATCGGAATCACCATTTCGTTCACCGTGCTGTCATTGGTGCGACAGTTTTACACTCGCCGGTTCTTCAACTGGCTCCACAACAGGAATAAAAAATGATTTTGATAGGGATCACCGGCAAGGCCGGCGCCGGCAAGGATACGATTGCCGATTACCTCGTGCGTGAGCACGGCTTTCTGAAACTGTCGTTCGCCGGCCCGCTCAAGGCGATGCTGGCAGCCGCCGGCATGCCGGAGCCGGCCAGCCGCGAAGAGAAGGAGATGCCGGTCCCCGGATTTTCTTTCACCTGGCGCGAAGCCGCCCAGAAGCTGGGCACCGAGTGGGGCCGCTCGCTGGACCCGGACATCTGGACCAAGGTCGTCGAGCAGCACATTCGCTTCGGCGGTTCGCTTCATACGCCGCACCGTGAAGCGCGTTTTGTCCTGTCGGATGTCCGCTTCGAGAACGAAGCCGCGATGATCCGCCGCCTGGGCGGCAAGGTGCTGCACGTGACCGGCCGCGCCGCTGAGCTGGGCGCCAACGCCGGGCATGCGTCGGAAGCCGGTGTCCGGTTCGACGTCGTGAACGACGAGCGGATCGACAACAGCCGCAGCATGGAATCTCTGGCGCTGCAGATCCAGTACAAGCTGGTCGAGGGCTGGGTATGACCGAGCGCACCGCAGACGAACTGGAAGCCGCGGAAGAGATTCGCGAGCAGGGTGTGGTCGACGGCGTGGCCTGTGCGCGGGCCGAGCTGGTGCAGACTCACAAGGACTTCGACGGCGTGCACTGCATCGGCTGCGGCGAAGAGCTGCCGCTGGTGCGCATCGCCTACAAGCGCATCCGCTGCACGACTTGCCAATGCGAGATCGAGCGGAAGGAAAAGATGCGGAGGCGGGCATGACGATCATGGGTATGACGATCACGGGCTTTGGGTACTGCGCGGGCGGTGTAGTCGTCCATGCTTTTTTGTCACTGTGGCATCACGGCGCTGGCCGGTTTGAGAAGTCGGAGAAGCGTGATCTTCGGCTGACGGTTTGGCTGGCAGCCGCCATCGTTATCGGGAGCCTGCAATGAAATGGGTGATCTTCGCAGCCGTGATGGCGGTTGCGGGCTTTCACTTCTGGGCCGCGCGTCGTGCAGCCAGGCTGCGGGACTGGGAATGGAATCGGCACTTCACGGTGCTTGGCCACATTGTGCTGGTGATGGCCGTGGTCATAGGGAGCTATAAATGAAAAAATACCGCCGTGGCGCCTTCGACATGTCGTCCTTCATGTGGACGATGATGTCGTGGCGTAAGGACAAAGAGAACGGCTACGAAGTCGAGCACGAAGGCAAGAAGGTCTACATCAACAGCGCCGTGTACGGCTTTGATAATACGCTAGGCCGCATGCTCGACTGCATGAAGGCCTATAAGCTCAACCCGATCGACGTGATCCTGGTATTTGAAGGCCAGAACAGCAAGGGCAAGCGTCTGCTGATCGACAACCAGTACAAGGGCGGCGGCGAGAGCAGCCGCCCGCCGCAGGCCTACGAGGAGTTTCACAAGCTGCGCGAGATGCTCAAGCAGACCTTCCTCGAGTTGGGCGCCCAGGCCATGTGGCAGGACTTCGCCGAGGGTGACGACACGCTCGCTTGGCTGGCCCAGAACACCGAGGACGACCTGATCGTCTTCACGTTCGACAACGACCTGACGGCGTTGAATATGCACCCGAACGAGCACGGCGCGCGCGTCTCGACGTGGATTAACGAGATGTTCGAGTACAACAAATATGGCCTGTTCGACTACCACCTGGTCACCACCTACAAGGCGCTGGTCGGCGACAAGTCGGACAACATCAAGGGTTGTCCGGACTTTGGCGCCGGCAAGCCGGGCAGCGCGTGGGAGCGCCTTGTCGATAAGTACGGTTTCGATGGTGTGCAGCAGATTCACGACATGCTGGTCAAAAGCGACCTGTCGCCGCTGGGCGACTTCATCGGGCCGGACGACAAGCTCCTGCAGATGATCCTTGACAACGCACCACAGGTGATCCGCTGTTTCGACCTTGCCCGCCTGCGTCCGGAGTGGGTCAACACCATGCGCCAGCCGCTGTGCTGGGAAGCTGGCATGGTGCGCCAGCTGGCGCCTACTGACCATGACCCGCGCCTGAAGCCCTGGTACGGCCGCACGCGACTCGTCACCGGTGGCACGTTCGAGCAGGCCATTGCCTGGGCCATGCCGCATATCCTCGCCTCGCGCGAGATCTCGCTCGATATCGAGACTGCGACGCCCGATGAATCGGACGAGTGGCTGGCTGCACTGGGTGACCCGGACGGCGTCGACGTGTTCGGCTCGTTCCTGGTGGGTCTGGCTCTGACCTTCGGCCCGAACAACCAGTACAGCCTGTATTTCTCGGTGCGCCACGCCGAGACCGGCAACGTCGACAGCGAAGCCTTGCGCCAGTTCATCGCCTCGATCCCGCAGGACAAAGAGCTGATCATCCAGAACGTCTCGTTCGAGCTGGCGGTGCTCTTCAACGAGTGGGGCGCGCGCCAGATGGACAACGGCTACCACGGCTTCCTGCCCAATGTGCTGGACACGAAGTTCGAGGCGAACTATGTCAACGAGAACATCCCGGTCGGCCTGAAGGAGCGCTCGCACGGCACCTTGGGCTACCGTCAGCAGACCTACAAGGAGACGTGCGAGATCACGGCACCAGTGGACCAGCTGTTCCCGGGCGGGCGCCTGGTGCGCGAGGACTACGTCTACGAGACGATCGGCACCGGCAAATTTGAGCCACTGACCGATGAGGAGGTAGCCGCTGGCGTGGTGCCGGCCGAGATTATGAAGACGCAGCTGGTCGAGGTCGACGGCGAGCCGGTCGTGGCGACGCAGACGCGCCGCTACAAGATGAGCGAGCTGCCGGCGGCGCACGTGCTTGGCTATGGCGTCGACGACACGATCTGCACGATCGCCCTGCACAACTACTACAAGCTGTTCATGCAGCTGGAGCACTCGTACCAGACCTACCTGCAGGTGGAGATTCGCGCAGCCTATCAGCACGCGAAGAACTTCATCGACGGTACCGAGGTCTCGATCGCGCGCTGCAAGGAGCTCGAGCGCGAGGACGACGCTACCTACGACGCTGCCTGGGCGACGGTGCGCGAGTATCTGATCGAGCAGGGCTGGGCCGGCACCACGCCGCCGACCTACACGGTCGACATCACGCCGGCGCAGATCAAGGAGGCGTACACCATCGTGACCGGCGAGACGCTGGACACGATGATGCGCACGCCTTCGAAGATCGTGACCTTCATCCGTACCGAGACCGAGCACCTGCAGTTTGCCGAGATGCTCGATCGCCTAGTGCAGGCGAAAGCCTACGCCGACGGCAACGCGCATACCCTGCCAGCCGGCTCGGTGGTGGCTGAGATCGAGAAGGACTTCACCGCCTATGTTCGCAGCTACTTCAAGGGTGAGCCGCAGTTTAACAAGGGTTCGCCGATCCAGATGCAGCGCCTGATGTACGAGGTGATGGGCCTGCCGATCAAGGTGCGCAACATGCCGACCGAGGCCATGAAGAAGGCCGGCATCCGCGAAGGTTCGCCCAAGACCGATCTGCTGGCGGTGGCCTACGGCTTGCAGGACTGCACACCGGAGCAGAAGCCAGTGCTCGAAGCCCTGAAGCTGATGGGCATGGTCACCACGCGCCGCTCGCTCTACTACTCGAAGTATCCATACTTCACGCACTGGAAGGACGGCCGCGTACGTTCGCAGCACAACCAGTGCTCGACCGTGACGCGCCGCGCCAGCGAGTCGAAGCCCAACAAGCAGCAGCTGCCCAAGCACCAGAAGATCGAGGGGCAGGAGGCCAAGTTCCGCGAGGTCATCGTGCCGCACCGGCCGGGTGCCGTCATCGTCTCCATGGACTTCGACTCGCAGGAGATGGTGCTGATCGCCTACCAGTCGCAGGATCCGAACGCGCTGTCTTGCTTCCAGGGTGAGAAGCGCAAGTCGCCACACACGATCACCGGCCTGGGTATCATCCGCGAGGAGGAGGGCCTGGACTGGACGTACGAGGACTTCGAGGCAGCGCTGGCCAGTGGCGACAAGGTGCTGGCCAAGCACGTCAAGGATATTCGCAACCTGGGCAAGAAGGTGAACTTCACAGCCGAATACGGCGCCATGGCCGAGAAGGTCGCCGCTACCCTGATGATCCCGGTCGAACGCGCGCAGCTGTTCCTCGATGCGCGCGAGGCGATGTATCCGGTTGCCCAGCAGTGGAAGGAAGACATCAAGGCCGAGGTCAAAGAGTTCGGCGTGGTGCGTACCCTCGGCGGCGGTGTGCGCCACCTGGGCGACCAGCTGCTGAACGGCACCAACTTCGAGAAATCGAAAGCAGAGCGCCAGGCGGTCAACTTCAAGGTGCAGGGTCCGGCCGGCGAGCAGACCAAGCTTGCGGAAGGCCGGATGTGGGACGACAACCTGTTCTACGACTTCGACGCGGTTTGCTACGGGCCGATTCACGACGAGGTGGTGGCCTCGGTGATGATCGAGGACCTGCCGGCCTTCCTGCCGCGCATGCACCGCTGCATGACGGCGCCGTTCGCCACGATGGATCTGGAAGTGGTGTCGACCATCTCGTTTGGCCCGAACTTCTACCGCCAGACCGAAATCGGCGCCTACCCGACGCTGGAGGCTATCCGTGACGGGCTGCTGGAGATGCACCTCGGGATGATTGCACGCGGCGAGACCACGTGGGAGCAGTCGTGGATTGAGAATGAAGTAAAACTTTTGGAGGCAGCATGAGAGTTCAAGTAGCGAAGGAGGAGGTGTTCACCCTGACCATCGGCGACGTCCAGTTCAAGGACATGCGCATTGAATCCCGCTGGGAAGGTCTGACCAAGCTGGCGAACAGTCGCGGTGATGCGCTGGTCGTGTCGGGTCTGGGCGATGGCCAGAGTTTCGGCACCGCCTTCGATACGCTGTTCGGTGACATCTTCAGGACCGGAAAGATGACCGATGAGGCAGGCGTGTTGATTGTGATGGGCACACCTTGCCTGATAACGCAGATTCTGCCGCTGAGAGGGAAGGTATGAAGGACACCGTCGCCGCCGCGATCGCCCGCATCCTGGGCGTCTCGTCGAAGCTGATCTCAGGGTGGTCACTGGAGGCGCGACAGGACGGCCGCCGAGGCACGCCAGGCATGCTGACCACGCATCTGCAAGTCAAGGTCGAGGCTGACCGCGACACCCTGTACCGGCTGCAGACGGGCCAGCACCGCGGCAGCTGGGCGCTGAACAACGTCTATGCTGACTCGGCGCACCTGTTTGACGTCGCAGCACGCCTCGATGTGGCCCTTCTCTATGGCAAGGAGACGCAGCACATCTTCAAGGCGTTGGCCCAGATGACGGTCTATCGCAAAAATCAGAAAGGAAAGAGGAAATGAATGACGCCCTGAGACAGACCGGCCGCACCACGCGGCTGATCGAGAAGGCAGTGCAGCTGGCGCACGAAGGCCGGGCTGTCTACATCCATACGCCGGAGCGATGCGTGCGCCGCACGCAGAAGCAGGTCGATGAGACCTGGGAAAAGCTGTGGCCGGGCCGGCCACACGGCATCAAGGTCGAAGCGCCGCACCCGCACGCGCAGTTCAATTGGTGGGAGATGCGCGTGCTGGGTGCCCACCCGAACAGCGTCTGGCTGGTCGACCACTACCTTGTCGAGCGCCGGATCCAGCTCCTGCAAGACCAGATGGCCGAACTTGCGAAAGAGATCGGCCGCATCTACCCACTTACCGTATAACCCACCCGCCCGGCGCGCCGGGCACAACCCCCTAGGAGAATGCAATGTCCATGACTTTTGAAGCACTCAGGCAGGCCAACCTGATGCGCCTGCCACAGTTCAAGAATTCGCGCGGCGAGTATGCGCACAGCGAGATGGACGGCTCCGACTGGAGCCCTTCGGATTGGTTCGAGGCGATGGCTGGTGAAGTCGGCGAATTCGCAAATTGGCACAAGAAATTCCGTCGGGGCGACATCTCGTTCGAGGAGTTCCAGCAGCACGCAGCCAAGGAGCTGGCCGATGTCCAGATTTACCTCGACATCCTCGCGCTGCGCTGCCTCGACCTGCCAGGCAGGCCGCACCCGACTGGCATCGACCTCGGCCAGGCCACTCGCTTGAAGTTCAACGAGGTGTCTGAGCGCGTTGGCGCCAACGTTTTTATCGATACGCAGGGCCTCGTCTACCAGGAAATTTAGTCCGCCGCCCGGCTACCCCCCGCCGGGCATCAACCTAGAGAAAGAAGAAAATGAGCAAACCCCAAATTACAGTCACCATCAGCGGGCCGGCTGGCGCCGGCAAGTCCACGCTGGCCGAGCATATTGCCAGCGACCTAGCCATACGTTATGGCGTCAAGGTGCAACTGATCGATGACGGCTGGAATCAGCTGTTGCCCACCTCGGCCCGCCACCTGCCTGGCCACTTCGACGCTGACGTCGCTATCCTTGTGGAGCAAAAATAATGACCACCAAAACCCTCCCCCAACTCGCGATCGATGTGAAATCCGACTTCGCCGGCATGCGCTTCCCCGTCTGGGGCTTCATCAAGGTTGACGGCGTGCGCGGCTGCCACGTGACCGGCAAATTCACCGGCCGCTCGCTGGAAGACATGAAGAACACGGCGCTGGCCGAGAAGTTCAGCGGCCCGGAGTACGCCGGCTTCGATGGCGAGCTCACGATTGATGGCTACCTGACCAACCGCGCGCTGCCGGCCGACTTGCGCCCCGAGGGCAACGAGACGCTGTGCAGCCTGACGACCGGCATCACCAACCGCGCGAAGATTAAGAAGGGCGAGATGGCGCTGCCGACGAACGTGGTCTGGAACCTGTTCGACTATCTGGCGCCGGACCTCGTGGACCAACCATACGAGATCCGCTACGCCGCTCTGAAACGGGCGGTGCGCCAGAACTCCGGGTCTGCGTTCCCAGTTGCTCATGTGCGTGTCCTCGACTACACCCTGATCGAGAACGCCGAGCAGGCGCAGGCATTCATCGACGAATGCCTGGCCGAAGGCTACGAAGGCGCCGTCTTCCGCGACCCGAAGGCGAAGCACAAGCACGGCCGCGCCACCGCGAAGCTGAACGACTTCTGGCGCTTCAAGCCGGCCTCGGTCAAGGACTGCATCATCACTGGCTTCGAAGAGGCGATGGAGAACCAGAACGAGGCGACCACCAACGCCTTGGGCCGCACCGAGCGCAGCTCCCACAAGGAGAACAAGGTCGGCAAGGGTATGATCGGCACCTTCCTCGCCACCGACGTCGCTACCGGCCAGCCGATCCGCCTTGGGCCCGGCAGCGCCACCCACGAACAGCGCACCCACTGGTTCAACAACCCGACCGAGATCTGCGGCTGGCCGGCCGAATACGTCTCGCTCGACACTGGCGTGAAGGACGCGCCGCGCCAGGCGCGCTTCCTGCGCCGCCGCGAGAAGTACGACTTGGCTGTGGAGGCAGCATGAAGATCGTCGAAGGCAAGCCACAGCCGGCGCCGCTAGACCAGGTCGAGCTGTCGCCGGCAGAGGTGTTCACGGCACTACACAATTACGTAGTCACGCATACCGGCCGCACGCCGCGCGAGATCGTCGGATTCGACCAGATCTACTCGCTGGGCGTGAAGGATCCAGCCCTCCAGATTACCCTCACCCTGAAACCGAAAGAATGAAGATGCAAAATCAAGAAATCAAATTGCTGGACCACGGCCACATCCGCCTAGTCGACCACATGGGCAGCGACCTGTCTATCGTGCGCTCGGCGCGCGTCTCCTACGATGCTGACTGGCGCGCTGGCGAAGACGAGGGCAAGGACGTGAAGCTCATCAACTACCTGATGAAGAATCGCCATACGTCGCCGTTCGAGTCGGTCACTTTCACGTTCGAGGTGAAGGCGCCGATCTTCGTGTTCCGCCAGTGGCACCGCCATCGCACCTGGTCCTTCAACGAGATCAGCGCGCGCTACGCCGAGCTGCCGGAAGAGTTCTACGTGCCGGCCGTCGACAAGATCACGACCCAGTCGGTGAACAACAAGCAGCAGCGCACAGATGAACAGCACGCTGACGCTGCTTATATGCGCGAATTAATCCAGCAGTCTGGCCAGGCGGCTTTCGACCGCTACCGCATACTGCTTGAGCGCGGCTGCCCGCGTGAACTGGCGCGCGGCGTGCTGCCGGTGAACACCTACAGCAAGATGTTCGCCACGATCGACCTGCACAACCTGCTGGGCTTCATCCGGCTGCGTGATCACGCGCATGCCCAGTATGAGATCCAGGTCTACGCTCAGGCGATGCTCGAGCTAATTCGCCCGATCGTGCCGGTGGCGGTCGCCGCTTTCGAGGCGACGCAATGAACGCCGCACCGGGAGCACCGCGCCGCATCGCCGAGCTGTGCGACGAAGCGGTCGGCGAGCTGAAGGTAGCGCAACGTCTGCTGGCTGAGCTGCAGCGGCCGTATGCCCCGGCAACCTGGGGTGCAGGCACGCTGACGACAGTCGACGTCGAACAGCTGTGGCATCGGCTCGAGTCGATCGACGACCGCATCCACAACGCCCTCGGCAAACTGGGAGACTGACATGGCGACACCTGGAACACGTGGCAAGTGGGCCGAAGGCAGGGTCCGTGACTGGATGAAACAGCGCGAGGTGGATGACGCCGGTTTCGCTTTCCTGCGCTACCCCGACGCCCGGGCTGGCAGCGCGCAACCGGCGCCGTCCGATTTCGAAGCGGGGCACCGCGGCACCAACTTCAAGATCGAGGTGAAGGAGGTCAAGATTACCACAGTCGCCAGCCGGCGCCTGCCGGCGGCGAACTTCGCGGCCGACAAGGTCGGGCGCATGCGGAAGTGGCACCTTGCCGGTTCGTCCTGCTGGGTGATCGTCTGCCACTTGACCAAGGGGCGCGGCGGCGTGCGCGAGTGGCGGTTGGTGCCAGCCACCCACTTCTTCGAGCGCGCCGCATCCTGGGATCTGACGCACATCACGGACTACCCCAGGGTCGAAGATGTGATGGCGCAACTCTTTCCTTGACGCTAGGCAAACATTCCCTGAAAATGACAGAGAGGCCCTCCGAGGCCTCTTTCCACACCCACTTAGGAAAATAACAATGACCCTCACAGTAGTGAACGACTGGCACCTCGGTGCCGTGCGCAGCGCCGGCACCACACCGGCGACGGCGTACCAACTGCGGCAGGACCTGCTGCGCGCCGCCGGAGAGATCCTCGCACAGGTCAGCGGCGATCTGCTGGTGAACGGCGACCTGTTCGACGGCCCGGACATCCCGCGCGCGGATCTGCTGGCCGCGGTCCGCATGTTCAGTGCGTGGCTGTTCAACACCAAGGGTCGCCTCGCACTGGCCAATGGCAACCACGACCTGGACAAGAACTCGACGCGGCTGTCGTCCTTTCAGTTCTTTGCTCAGCTGCTGCGCAGCATGTTTCCGGATCAGGTGGTGCATATCGAGGAAGGTACATACGATAAGCAGCACGACGCCTACGTGATCCCGCACGTCGCCAATCAGGATCTGTTCAACATGGAACTGGCCAACGTCCCGCCCTGCCGCTTCCTGTTCGTGCACGCCAACTACGACAACCAGTTCGCGGTCGAAGCCGACCACTCGCTGAACCTGTCGAAGGAGCAGGCCGAGCAGCTGCCGGTCGAGTACATCGTGTTCGGTCACGAGCACCAGGCGCGTACCGAGCTGGGTGGCAAGGTCGTGATCGTCGGGAACCAGTTCCCCAGCTCGATCAGCGACTGCCTGGGCAACACGGACAAACAGTGCCTAGTCGTGCGTGACGACGGCAGCTATTACATGGCCACCACGTGGCAGGCCGATGGCGACTATGCTGAGCAGGACTGGCACGAGCTGAACGACGTTGGCCGCTTCATCCGCGTGACCGGCACCGCTACGGCCGCCGAGGCCAGCAAGATGATGGCGACCCTGGGTCGCTTCCGGCGCGAAGCCAAGGCGCTGGTCATCACCAACGCGGTGAAAGTCGAGGGCGTCGACGACGGCGCCGAGATGACCTTGTCGCATGAAGACGTCACGAGCTTCAACGTGATGGAGGCGCTGCGCGAATACCTGGGGCCGGAGGACGCGGCCGAGATCGACAAAATCATGGGAGAGACCGATGCTGCTTAATCTACTCAAGGCCGCCACCGCGGTCGCCGTCTCACCTGTTGCCGCCGTGGTCGACGCCGTGATGATCATCCCTGCTGCTTGCTCCCACAACAAGAAGCGCGACGTCCCGTTCAGCCGCACTGGCGCCCTGCTCAAGGCCGCCGGCGAAGCCGTCACCGAAGCCGTCAAACCGGAAAAATAACATGCTCAAGTCCATAAAACTGCAGTGCTTCCGCCAGCACCTCGACCGCGCTTTCGAATTCGGCCCGGGCCTGAACGCCATCCGCGGCGAGAACGAGGCCGGCAAGACCACGGTGCTCGAGGCCTTCTTCTACTTCTGCTTCGGCGCGCGCGCCCTGCGCGAGTCGATCGACGACATCGTCACCTATCACCAGCCGGTGTCGCGCCTGCGCGTCGACTGCGAGATCGAGCACCTGGGCGTCGTCTATAGCGGCTACCGCGGCAAGTCCGGCGCCGAGCTCAACTTCGGCCGCGAGAAGATCACCGGCCAGAACGAGGTGACCGCCTTCTTCGAGAAGCTGTTCGGCGCTGACGCCAAGCTGGCCGGCAAGCTGATGTTCGCCTCCCAGAAATCCTTGGCCGAGTCGCTCAAGGAGGGGCCGACGGCCGCCGGCAAAATGATCGAGGAGCTGGCCAACTTCGATCTGATCGACCGGGTGGCCGAGACGATCGCTGCGCGGCGCCAGACCGGCAAGACCGATGGCGTCGAGGCGCGCATCGCCCAGCTGAAAGAGCAGGAGGCCCAGGGCCAGATGTTCGAGGACCTTGCGCCGCTGCGCGCCGAGGTCGAGACAGCTGGTGAGATGGTGATCGGTGCAGGCATGGAGCTCGACGTCCTGCAGCAGCGCCGCGCCGAGCAGGACGTCGACCTGGCGCGCCAGATCATCGCCAGCGAGGCGGCGCTCGCGCGCTCGATCGAGAAGACCACCTTCGACATCGACGCCATCGACCGTGAGCTGGGCCGGCCGGCCGTGCTGGCGCCGCCGGAGGGCAGCATCGAAAAGGCGCGCGCGGCGGTGGAAGCCGGCAAGCAGCAGGCGCGCGCGGCGAAGCTGTCGTCCGAGCTGCTGGGTATCGAAACCATCGGGCTGTGGGACCAGGATATGGCCTCGCTGGAAGCCGAGGTCGCCCTGACACAATCCAAGGTGCAGGTCGAGACGAAGGTGCATGCCAACATCTCTCAGGCCATGGCCACGCTCGAGCGTGAGCATGCCGAGGGCGTGCGCGCCAGTGACGTCAGGGTCGCCCAGCTGGAAGGCCGGCTGATCAAGGAAACCACGTGTGCGCTGTGCCAGAAGGACCTGTCGGACGTGCCGGAGGTGGCGCGCACGAACAGTGACCTGCAGCGTCAGATCGATGAGGTGAAGCTGGCTGCCGTCCAGGCTGGTAACGAGATGCGCATTAGGCACACGCAGCTCGGCGCAGAGCTTGATGCTGCGCAGCTCGAGCTCGACACCCAGCTCGAATACCTCGCTCAGCTGAACGACGTGATCCGGACCAACGGCCAGGTCGAGCAGCTGTACGCGCGCGCTGCCGACTTCATCGAGGTCGATCGCAGCGTGGTGCCGGGCCAGTGGAAGTGGATCGGGCCTGAGCTGGCCCACGTGCCGGCTGATCTGGCTAACCAACTTGCTCATCTTGAAACGCTGCAGCGCGAGGCAGATGCTGACGTCGCGCGCCGGCAGGAGAAGGAAGCCCAGCGCAACAAGCTGGTGCTGGAGCGCCGCGACGCGATCGCCGCGCGCGGCGAGCTGCAGCTGAAGGACGCGCAGGAAACGCTGGAGCAGGCCGGCCAGCTGGACCAGCAGGTCAAGGACAAGTGTCTCGAGCTGGGCGACTACCGGGCCAAGCTGCAGCGGCTGCAATCGACCCTCACCACCAAGGAAGCGCTGGCCGCCCAGCAGCAGCGCCAGCTGGAGTTGACGCGCACGCAGCTGGCCGCCGCCGAGGCCGAACTGGCCCAGATGCAGAAGTACAACCTGCTGATCAAGAAGGTGCGCGCGGCGCGGCCGGTCATCACGAACAAGCTGTGGAATATCGTGCTGGGCGGCGTCTCGAAACACTTCAGCGAGGTGCGCGGGCAGGAGTCGCGCATCACCCGCGCCGATGGCACCTTCAAGTGCAATGGCTGGCCGGTCTCAGGCCTGTCCGGCTCGGCCGAGGACATGCTGGGCCTGGCGATGCGCATCACGCTCACCCGCACCTTCCTGCCGGGCATCGACATGCTGCAGCTGGACGAGCCGGCCGCGGCGTGCTCCGATGCGCGGGAGACTCGCATGTTGGGCATGCTCTCGACCCTGGGCTTTGGCCAAACCATCGTCGTGTCGCACAGCGACCTCACCGACGCGGTCGCCGACCGCATCATCACTGTTTAAGGAGAACCACATGGACATCGTCCGACACCCCAGAACCAATCACAATTTCGGCGCGCCGGCCGACATGCAGGACGGCAGCTGCGATAGCCTGCCAGTCGTCATCATCAAGGACAAGCATGGCACCTGGGCCTGCTCCTACTGGAAGCCCAGCGGCCAGGAGCTGGAAGCTTTGGCCGCCGGCGGCGCCATCCAGCTGGGCGTGCGCCTTGTCGATGACGGCGACGGCCATCCGGTCGTCTCGATGTGCGTCACCAAGGAGGTCCTGTGAGCGAACCCATCAACCGTGACGGCTGGATCGAGCTGGACGTTTTCTGCGACAGGTACGGCGAGCGCAAGAACACTGTGCACAAGCGGGTGACCGATGGCACCTGGCCGCGTGGCGAGTACTACTCGTCGCCGTCCGGCGGCACCGGCTTCGTGCACGAGGCGCGCGCGGTGGCGTGGCTGAAGGAGAACGGCAAGTTGCGGGTGGAGGCGTGAGCGTCTTCCTGGGCCTGTACATCTGGGTGATGACCGGTACGCTGGCCATGCTCGTGGCCGACGGAAAGACGGACTTTCAGATGACGAAGGCACTGGAACCCTATTTCCCGAGCTGGCTCTGGCCACACTGGGCGCTGGTGGCCTTCTGGCCGGCAGGCCTGATCTGGTACTGGCGCCGCTGGCGCTGAACCATACGCCGGCGATCAGCCGGCGTATCTCTTTTTCACGTCGGCGAGCGGGATGAACTGCTCGTCGAAGCAGCCGTCCTTGACGTTGTTGAGCATGACCACACCATGCCAGTGCTGGTTGCCCTGCGGGCCAAGGTACCCTTCCTCGTGCTCGTAGGCGCTCCCTGCGATGATCGAGGTGATGCGTCGGCCATCGGCGCGGTAGGCAAAAGCGATCTGGCGCCCCTGCTGATGGCCGGCGACACAGCTCTGGTGCTTTTTGTTCAGCTGGGCCTGGGCGCTGGACGCCGGTCGGCCCATCACACCGGTCTGGAAATAGTGGCAGAACGCCACCCCCTCGATGACGACTACCTCGAGAAACCTGTGCACCTCCCAGCCGTACTTCTCGTAAGCCAGATCCTCCAGCCCGATCGCGCCGGCCAGCATCGGCTCTTCGTTGATCGTGCGCAGGATCCGCTCTTCGTGGTTGCCCATCGTGAGCACCATGCGCGGCCGGTAGATGCCGTGCTTGCTGGCGTGGCGCCGCAGGTTGTACTCGCGTAGCGGCCCAAGCAGGGCCTCCATGCCGGCGTGCGCGGCCTCGATGTCGGCGCGGTACCGGCGCCCTTCGAACGACTTCTTGCCCTTGTCGTAGGAGGAGAGCGATGGCATGTCCGCGAAGTCGCCGATGTGCACGACGACGTCGGGCTTTTCGGCCACGATCATGCGGCCGATGCAGCGCAGGAATTCGAGGTCGTCACCGGGCCGGACCTGGCTGTCGGGTAGCATGAGGATGTTCATCGGGTTCCTGCTGATCAGGGAAGATGGCGCGTCCGTCGATCACGGAGCAGATGAGGACAGCGACGAAACTGAGTTCGCCGCTGTCGTTGATACGAGGTTCAAGGATGCTCAGCTCCATCGCCGGGCTGGTACCAGTCGCCAGCGCGGCCGTTGAAGGTCACTTGCTGGCGGGCGTAGAAATCGCGCCAGCCGAGGGCTTGCTCGCGCCAGACGCGGCAGCTGGTGGCGTTGCTGATTTCGGCGGCGGCAAGTTCGGAAAACGGAACGGTGCTGGGTTCTGCGTCAGCGTCACTGGCGGGTCCAGCAGTGGCGCCGGACCAGCCGGCGGCGGCGAGGCGCAGGAAGCCAGCAGGAATAGCAAAGTGCTCATCCACAGCAGGTGGCACGACACTTGGGACGAGGGATTCAAGGTTTTTCTCCTGGACATAGATTTTCTGGACACGGTCCTTGTAGATCGTCTCGACTTTAGTCACCGTCTGGACCTGGGTCCTGACCAGTGTGACGACCTTCTCGGCCACCTGGTCCTGCGCGCGGCGCGCCTCCTGCAGCCGGCCGCTGCCGTAGCAGGTCAGCGCCAGCGCGGCGATCGCGGTCCAGCGCGCCCAGGCCGGCACGATGATGGCGGTCAGGCTCACGGCGCGATCTCCCCGGTGATACGAATCGGCGACTCCAGCACCCTGCCCGCGGGCAGGAAACACTCAGCGATGTCGTACAGCGAGTCGGCGAATAGCGTCCAGATCCCCAAGGGCTTGAACTTGGGCGTGGCCATGAAGTTGCCCTCGTCGTTTTCGCCAGCGCCAGCAAACCAGGCCGGCACGCCGAACAGCGTGCCTTCGTGTGTCAGGCCGGCGGCCAGTGCGTCTTCCCTTGTGATATAGCCCAGCATCAAAGCACCTCCAGTAGCTTGTCAAGCAGCCGCTCGCAGTCGTCAAGGCCGATGCTGCCGCCGTTGACCGCGCAGCGCACGCCCGCAAGGTTGTTGCAGGCCGCGAACTTCTTGCAGCCGTGCGTGGTCCAGAACCAGCCGAAGGCAGCGGTACCGACCTGGATCGTTGCGACCTGGTCGGGCGAGGCGAGCAGACTCAGGCCCAGCGCGGCGCCGCACTTCTGATAATTCTCCTTGCCGGTCAGCTGGCCTGGGCCGCGGCCGCGAAAACGAAAACCGTCGCCGCTCTCGATCGAACCATTGCCCATCCGGTTGGCATAAGCGACGTTGGCGATCATCTGCTGGTTCGCCGGACGTGTGGGCGTGCGGCCGTACATCTCCGCAAGCTCTCGCGTGAAGCGCTTAGGCCAGATCAGCTGCAGGGCCTCGACCGAGTAGTTCAGGTTCTCGGTCATGCTCACGAAGCCCTTCGACTCGTGCAGGCACTGCACAGCGAAGTGCGCCTGCTCGACGGTCGTGCTGATGTCGAAGCGGGCGCAGGCGGCGTTGATGGCGATGGCGGCGTCATGCGCGATCGCGATCGGCATGGAGGGCACCGCGTGGCGCAGCTGACTAGGTGTCATTTGCAGCTTTCACTGCCCGGAAGGAAATCGCCAGGCGCAGGATCATGCCGGCGACGACGACGGCGCCGCCCATGAATTTGTAGACGTTGTCAGGGAGGTAAGGCTGCAGGGCCGGCAGGCTGTTGGTCAGCTCGGACTGGATCTCCTTGGCCCAAGGCAGAGCGGCGAGCAGCACGATGCTGACGTAGGTGCGCCACTTCTTCAGCTCGGCCCAGGCAGCGGTCTTCAGGTTCTTGAGGCTCATTTCGAGTCCTTCCGTGCGCGCCAGCGCGCCAGCAGACCCTGAACGGTTTGCGTTTCGTACAGGCGAATGCAGGACCAGACGAAGGTGACCAACATGGTCAGGTGAGGGAGCAGACCAAAAAACGCTGTCACGGACAGGACAACTGCGGAGTTGTCGATCGTACGGTTATGCGGCTCGAGAACGGCGCGCAGATGGATCCAGTGAAGCTTGGCGTCGGCCAGGGTCATTCGCATGCCTCGTAATCATTGTCGAACAGCTCGGTGACAAGGTCTCCGAGGAACACGAGGAGGAAACAGGCGACAGCGATGATGCGGTACATGCTGAATCCTCCAAAGTTGATTAGAGGAATTCTAGATGTTGCTGTTCGGATAGTCCAGCAAATATTGTGCCATGTTGCAATAGTCCACAGGAAACTTCCTGTGGGCCAATGCCGCGCTATGCTGTAGGACTAGATCGACTCAAGGTCGACGGTTGCGGATGCAAGGTTGAAGAAGGGCAGGGCCATCGTAGGCAGCGTGACCAGCTTGCCGTAGACCTGGTGATCGCGCTCGAGCGCAAGGTCCGTATGCCCAGGAAACATGCTGGCAAACACCGGATAGCGGCTGCCGCCGGCACGCAGGATACTCCACAGGGTTGCGCGATCCGTCGGCGACAGCTTGGAGAAGGGCAGGCTGAGTTTCGTGCTGATCGTACCAGTGTCGCTGATCAGGTCGCCAGCGTCGCTGCGCTCGTTCTTGGTCGAATCAATCAGCTGGGCGCTCGCACCGTAATCGAAGTTGGTCGCGGCCTCCCAGTAGCTGCCCGCCAGCAGATGGCTGGCCTCAATGTAGCCCTGCAGGTTGTTCGTATCGGTGATGCTGACAGCCATCACGCTCCCTGTCAGCGCCGTTGTTAGCCACAGCCGGGCACAGCTGCCGCCGCCGAAGGCATAGGCACTTGCCGCTTGGGCCGCGGTAAATCCGCGCGGACTTACCGCTGGCGCCGGGCAGGCGAGCGTATTACTAGACGCGGTCAGGTAGCTGCTGAGGTATTGGATCTGCCACGTATCGAGGTATCCGACAGGTCGGATGCCTGGGTAATACGACGTGGGGAACCCTACGCTGTTGGTCTCTACCTGGGCGAATGCAATGTCGTAGGCTTCACCGGAGTTGATGATCTGGACTTCCAGCGGCGAGCTGGTAACCGTGCTGCTGTTGTTGCCGATCCTGTACCACACGCCCGGAACCAGTGACGCGTTCTTCCATGTTGCGTCGGAGGCATTTCGGATGCGCACATCGCCAAACCCCGCCCGGAGCTTGATGTAGATCGAGCCGACATAGGCAGCAGACGCGCCGCTGATCACCTGACGAATGCCGCCGTTGGCGGCTGAAGACGTCATGGTGGTGGCACTGTTGGTGCCATCTGGCCCGGCCACTCCTGGCGTCAGGGACACGCTGGTCTTGGTCCAGGCGGCGTTGGTGAAGTCGTTCGGCGCCGTCAGCAGGTTGGTGATCGCCGGCTCGTTGTACAGGGCCACCTTTATCAGCGCTGTGGGCGACAGGTTGGTGAAAGGCAACACGACGCCATTGATCGACTCCACCGTCGACCAGTTCGCGTAAAGGGTTGCGCTGGTGCCCACCGAGCGCCAGACGTCCGACTTCCGGCCCAACTTTAGATTGGACACAGGGAAGCTGGTAGCGGCAGAGCTGGCGCTGAGAATCGCTCGCTCGATCGCGTTGTCGGAGATGACGCGGAGGTTGGGCATGGGAATTCCGAGAGGAAATAGTTCCTCCCGAAAATACCACAAGTTGGGCTGTTTGCCTACGCTGGCGCAGTCTCCGGAACATCACTGACTGCATTCGTCCCGACAAACATCGGGTGATGCTCGAGCAGGTAGCCGTAGAGCATCGCACGCGGATCCGGCAGCCCAAGCTCCTCCAGCTGCGCGATGTCGATCACTAGGCTGTGGGTGTACATCGGCAGGCCTGGCGCCTGTTCACGTGCAGCTGCATCGGCATAAAATCCCAGCAAAACAACCAGCCGAGGATTGGGGTCGCCTGGCGCGCAGTTGAGCTCGGCGCGCAGAATCCGATGGTAGCTGCCGTGAGCGAAGTTGGGTGCCGTCTGCCAGCCAAGAATAGCCATTATTGAATACCTGCGGTTAAGTGTACGCTGCCAGTCGACACGATGGCGCCTGACGATCTTAATCGAATGGACCAGTTGAACGCAATGGTCCTGTTCGTTCCAGTGGTAGAGGTGACGCTCCACGAGGCGCCACCAGCCAAGCTGTACCACACGCCGTAGCTGGAGCCAGAAGGGGCGACAGTGCCACCTGTCGAGCTGGTTGCCCGGATGTCGTAAAGCGACGCATCCCCGGTGCCGTTGGCCCATGGGCCGCTGTCGGTATATTTGTCGCTTGCTCCCCAGGAGAGTGTGCCGGCGCCGATGTCGTCATAGAGCCCATAGCTGTTGTAGCTTGGATAGGTGCTCGCGGCCGGGGCAGTCACCGTCAGGGTGGCCGAGCTGCTGTCCGTGTAGCTGGTGCCATTCCATGCCCGGCAAACGTAGATGAACGAACCTACCACGCTGGTATCGGCTGAGTGGCTGGAGCCGGATCCGACGCCGGTACCATTGCGATACCACTGGTAGGAATCCGCTGGCGAGGCTGCCGCGGAAAACACCGCGCTGCCGTTCTGCACCACAGATTGGCTGGTTGGGTTGACCGAAAATACCGGGTAGGCCGGGGTGGGCGAGGAGACCGTCAGCGTGCGGTTCACCTCCTCCACCGTGTGAAAACTCCCGTCCGTATTCTCGGCGTGGAAGACGATGTTACCTCCATTCATGTAAGAGGCAAGGGTCACCGTGGTCGAGCACGAGCCGTATCCGGAGGCCGAGATGCCTGGACCTGTGATCGTGCAGTACGGGGTCGGCGTCCCTGTGGCGGTCATGCTGAAGGTTGCTGAGTCACCCACATAGCCGCCAGCCGGGCCATTCGAGCTGGTGATGTGCACCGCCTCGACATTGTTCACGTAGAGGTAGGCGGTGGTGCTCTGCACCGTCCCCATGGCGTTGGACGCCACGCAATAGTAGCTGGTGCCATCGTTGCTGAGCGTGGCGCTGAAGGAGATCGACGTTCCTGTTGCGCCTGAGATGGCGACTCCGTTCTGGTACCACTGCAGAGCAGGTGTCGGATAGCCAGACACGGCCACCGAAAATGATACGGCATCACCCGGGTGCACGCCCTTGCTGTTCGGCTGGGTCGTGAAGACCGGTGCCGAGCTGATCGGTGCAGGTATGCCTGTGATGTTTGAGGGCGACAGCTGGCTGACATCGGCCAGCATGGTGTAGCGCCCAAGGCTGCCGCCTGCCACGTAAGTCGGCTTCGAGCTGGACGAGACCGACTTGCGATCGTCGAGCAGCACCCCAAGGGTTAGCTGAGTGCCGACGCGCTTGCCGACGCCGATATATACCGACTCGACATACAGCGCGCCGTTCACCGTGGTGGCCTGTTCGCGGTAAAACGGCACCGACATGCCCAAGGTGTAGCCTGCCGGCAGACTATAGGACGTGGTGTAGCCGTAGCCAGTATAAGACATCTGCAGCTCGCCCACCGTGCTCAGGCCCTCGATCGAGGCGTCGTAGGTGACCTGCTGGCTGGGGGTCAGCGCCTGTAGGGTGAACAGCGCGCCGGACGAGACCGGGTTATTGACCGCGTAGACGTGCAGCGAGGGCAGCTGGTAAGACGCAGCTTTCGTGTAGACCACCACTTCGACCAGGACGCTGCCCTCGCTGGCGAGGATGTACTCCCGGCGCAGCTGGTACCAGGTATCGCCGGTGCCGGAGTCCGGCAGGTTCATCAGGATCAGTTTGTCGGCGCCGGGGCGTAAGTTCACGGTGACCGAGTGCACGCTGGCGGTGTAGCCATCGGGCGTCATGTAGCTCAAGGTGGCGTTGGCGCCCAGCTGCACGGTGCCGGCGAACTGCGGCGCCGGGTACAGCGGATCTGCCAGCACATCGCCATTGTCGTTCGTCAGCTGGAGGCCGAACAGGTCGAGCGTGTCGATCTTCTTGCCGAAGACGTAGAGCACGGTGTCCTGCTGCCAGCCGCTGATCGACCAGGCCCATGAGATGGTCCCGTTGATGTCGCCGTTGGGTCCCACCTTGTCACCACCGCTGATCGTGTGCGCGCCGGCCCGGGCCGTGTAGATGCTCAGGTTCGCAGAGCGGGTGCTCGGATAATACGCGGTGCCGCTCGAGCCGGCCGGGCAGACCAGCACGTCAAGCAGCACACCGCCTTTCGACAGCCCATTCGTCATGATCGAGCCGTTGGGGCGCATCACCTCGTAGCCGAACGTCATAGCGACGAACTCCCGACGCGGATGATGGCACCACTGCTGGACACCACCTTGAGCCCGCCGTCGCTGAGCTCGGAGCGCGCACCGGAAAGCCCGGTCCTGAACGTGCCGAGGTACGACGTCAGCTTTGCGACGCTGGAGACGGTGATCAGCGAGCTGACGTTGCTATCGCTGATCGATCCGCTGACGTTGGTGCTGAGGTTGGCGCCCACGGTACTGGCCAGCACCCAGCTGGCGCCGGACTTGTAGTACAGGGTCAGGTTGTCAGTGGCGAAATAGAAGTCGCCGCTGCTGCCGGCCGGCCGATTGGCCAGCAGACCCTGCGCCGTGTTGTTGCGGGTCGCGTCCAGCGCGCCCTGGTAGCCAAGGCTGCCGATGGTCACTTGCGAGATCACGCGGCTGTCGGTATAAGTCACGCCGTTCGCGGTGAAGGTGGCCGTCACCGTCACGCTGCTGCTTCCCATGTCGGAGAAGTTGAGCGTGGCAATCAGCCCGGTCTGATCGATCGTCAGCGGGACCTGCGGCGAGGTCGTGAAGACCACGGTGCCGACCAGACTCAAGGGCGTAGCCACCAGCGTGACGACCGACGGCGTGCCAGCGCCGTTGGCGCCGACCATCACGACGTTCGACGTGGCCGACAGGATCACGCCGCCGCGCGCCGCGATGGTGCGCGGCGACTCAGCCTGCAGGCGAGTATCGAAATCGTTGACAGGCGCGACCATCAGACCATGACTCCCACGGATGTGCGACCGACAGCCCACTTCGTGGTCATCGAGACCACAAGACCGGTGGCGCCGGCGCTGAGGTTGTAGCGCGGATGGAACAGGCGCACAGCCTGTCCCAGCTGCAGCTGGAATAGCGAGGTGAAGCCATCGAACTGGAACGTCGTGCGCGGCACCTTGCGGATGCCAAGCCTGCGCTGCGCTTCCGCGGTGGCGTCCGCCCGGCGCAACAACACGGTGGCTTCCTTCGATGGCTCCGTGGTGAGCTTATACAGTGTCTTGGTGGAAAGGTCCACTGCTTCCGTGTCGAGATACTCCACCCGCATCAGGGACAGGGCTTCGGCCGGCAGGCTGGTCGTCAGGTTCGCCTGTTGGGTGTAGTTCGGGCAGTAGGTGAGCTTCACGGACGCCTGCACCAGCTCGCGCGCGGAGGGCCAGATGCTGTGCTCGACCATGTGCTGCGGCTTGATGTCGAAGGTCGGGGCCAGGCTCGCGAAATCGATTTGCTGCAGCTGCAGCTGGCCGGCGCGCGAACAGGTCAGCTGCGCGGCCAGCGCGCCGGCGGCCTGCTGGATCACGGAGATGGTGTTGGTCGAGCCGGTGACGCTGACGCCGATCGGCTGCGGATGTGCGGCATCGAATGCGTTGAAGTTGGCGGTGTCGATCTCGGCCAGCGTGAAGCGGCTCTCGATGTAGCCATAGTTCATGGCGACGCGCTTGATGACGCCGGCCACCGTGTTGACATAGCCGCCATTGGCATCGCCCTGCACCGATGCAGTGATGGTGCCGGCCGGCGGGCTGACCAGGCGGAACGTGCCGTGCGCGTTGTCGACGATCAGGGCGGCCCAGCCGATGGCGTCGTTGGCGAGCGGCACGCCGTTGTCGCGCACCTCGATCAAGCCGTTCATGGCGCCGTCGTGCACCTGGTACTGCAGCGTGGTCGGCCCGATCAGCAGCGGCGTGACATTGACCACCTCGCCGAATGCCAGCGGCACGAGCGCGCCCTGGTTGGCCGTGGTGCCGCCCAGCAGGTGCTCGGAGATTGCCACGTTCAGCCGCTCAAGTTTGTCGCGGATCTTCAGGTTGATGGAGCTGCGCGATTTGTTGCCGATGTCGGCCGAGACGCCACTGAAGATCGTCTGGAAGTCGCTGCGCGGCCAGCGCACATCGCCAAACAGGACGGTGACCGGACGATTGGTCCAGACGTAGCCCAGCCACGGATCGTAGATGCCGTCGTCATTGCTTACGCCGATCTCACCGATCGTCATGGTGGCGCTACCGTCAAGGGTGAGCTGCTCGGTGGTCTGCAGATCGTCGGCAATCAGCACGGCCTTATAGGGCTGGCTGGCCGGCGTGTCGGCCGCGGTGCTGGTGTACGGCAGAGTCGACAGGTAGAACGTGGTGTCGACCCCACTCACGCTGGCGACCGCCTCCACCAGCACCACGCGAATGGCTGTCGGGTCATTCAGCCAGGCCAGATACTGAGCGTTTGTCATCGGATAGCTACCTGGTTCGAGTTATTCCAGCTGGCCGCCTGGCTGGCGCTAGTGATGGCCTCGGCCACGTCCTCACCGGTGTTGGCACCGGCCGTCATGACCGCTGCCACCTGCTGCTCAGCCTGCGTCTGCTGCTCCGTACGCAGGCCGATGATCTGGCCGTTCAAGCTCGTCAGCTGCGCGATCATTTGCGAATTCTGGGCAGCGATACCGACATACGGGTCAGACATGACCGTGGTTCGCGTCGAGGTATGGTCCGCGTACTCCGAGCTCTTCATCATGTCGCTGGCGACAGTCGATAGCGACGTGCCGTTCTGCATCGCCTGCAGCCAGAAGTTGAAGCCGGCGGCGTCCGGCGCGCGCCCCAGCACCTGCTGATACAGGTTGGTGAGCTGGTCGGCCATGCTAGTTGAGCTCGACGGAGTGGTGCCGTATTGCGTGCTTGGCGTCACGCTCGTCACCGGCGATTGGCCCGAGGTGTGGCTGTAATACTCCGAGCTGTTCTTGAAGTTGTCGATGATCGTCGAGAACGGCGTACCGTTCTGCAGCGCCTGCATCCAGAAATCAAACCCGGCGGCGTCCGGCGTGCGGCCCAACAGCTCTTTGTAGAGCGAAATAAGCGCCGAGCTGTTGACCGAATCGTTCTTGCCGCCGGCCATGATGACCGCAAGGTTATTGATCGCCTCGACCACCGACAGAGTGGTGTTGTTGAGCGTGGTCAGCTGCTCGACCTGCTGGCGCAGCGCGGCAAGGTTTTGCTGCCCTTCGGTGACCTTGCCATCCGCCCAGTTCGCCATGGCGCTGGTCACAGCCAGCACGCGCTGGTAGTCGCTCTGGTAGGTGCTGTTCGACGCGTTCGCAGCCTTCGAGGCCTGCAGGAATGCCTGCGCCACCGACTGCAGGTTGCTCTGGGCGTCGGTGTCGCCAGCCTGCGCCTTGGCAAGCGTCGTGTTGAACTGCGACAGCGCAGCGCCATACTTGTCGGCCGGGTTCAGCGGCGACATGTCGCTCAGCTGGAGCGAATTGATGAAATTCTTCAGCGACAGGCTGAACGATTTCAGTTTGTCGATCGAGGACTGCAGGGCCGTGGCCTCGCCCTGGTAGGCGTTGGCCAGATCCTCGCGCGCGGTCGAGATCAGTTTCGCCTGCTGCAGCTGGTCGAACAGCAGCTGGTTGGCCGGGTCCAGCTGCGCGCGCGCGGCCGCATCCTTCTGGGCCTGCGTCATGAGCAGGTCGTCGATCTGGTCCTGCAGGTCCTTGGCCACGTCGGTGATAGCCTTGAACGCCGGCGCGATGCTCATCAGCTCCGTATAGGCCTCGGCACCGGCGGCGCCCATGGTGCCCATGGCAATGGTGACGTCAGCAAAATGCTTGACGGCGTCTGGGCCGATGGTCGACAGGCCGTATTTGACGAGAGTCGGATCGATCGCGGCGCGCGACGCTGCAGTCTGCTGGCCTTTCGTCAGGAAATTCTCAAAGAAGAAGCTGGCCTGCGAGGTGAACTTGTCGAGGCCGCCGGCCAGATCGATCAGGTGCTCGCGTGCGGCGATCGACTCCATGCCGACGCTGCTGAAGACGGTACCGAACGACTTGAACACGGCGTCCACCGCCTGATAGTCGGTAGCGACCCGGGCAAGTGTCTCGAGTGCTCCCTCGCCCGCCTTCGAGAACTGGGTGATGGTCGAGAACGCCGACTGCGCCATCTGGTCGCCCAGTTTCGAGAAGGCCGTCTGGATGGCAGCCTGCTGCTCAGAGCTGGACAGGTCCTTCAGGCTGATCTTGCCGAGGTCGATGACGAAGCCATTCAGCTTCGCGTCGAACTCGCTGCCCGACATGCCCAGCACCGCGCCGGCGGCCCGGATGGTGTCGCCGATGCTGGTGATCACCTGGGTGATGGCGCGGTTGGCCTCAGCCGCCAGCATGGTCGTCTTCGTGTCGTGGCTGTCCGAGCGGAACCAGCCACCATCGGTGGTGACATCGGCGTAGGTCTGCGCGCTCGCGCCGCCAGCGGCGATCTGGCCCAATGTGGACTTTTGCAGCGTGAAGCCGGAATCGTCCAGCGTCTGCTTGCCGCCGAAGATGGCCGTCGAGATTTTGCCGATGATTGGCATCTTCGCCAGCGCGGCGCCCAACAGGCCACCGCCCAGCAGCCCGCCAGCGGTGGCCAGCGTCGTGGCAAAGCCGTTGTTGCTGTTCAGCTGGACTTCCGGGTTGGTGATGCTGGTGTTCTGCACCAGCAGGCCAGCAAAGTTCGAAAGGTTTGCCTCGATCGCCTGGAGCGACGCCAGCATGCCCATCGACACGTTCAAGTTGTTGTACGTGTTCTTGCTGACCAGCTCGAGAGACTTGGCGATCGAGTCGCTTTTAGCCTTCGGGTCGCCAGCGATGGTGCCGGTGCCGTTCTCTTCCTGCCGCTGCTGAGCATCGGTGGCGCCGCCACCGACGCCGCCCATGACGGCGAAGCCAAGGGACGCCATCGCCGCGGCCATGGCGGCCATGCGGATCCAAGCCGAGTACGGATCGCCCTGCGCCTGGGTGGCGACGGCTACAGCAGCCGCACTGGTGCCCTTGGCCATGTCGGCGGCAATCTGCGTCTCCGTGCCGGTCATCACTGCAGCGGATCGCGAAGCTTCACCACCCAGCACGGCAGCAGTCACACCGCCTTCCAGCGCGATCTTTTTGACTGCATTACCGACGGCCATGGCAAGCTCGTAGATCCGGAATGCCTGCTCGGCGGCGTGCAGGATCTTGTAGCCGTGGGAATTCGTGTCGAAGAATCCCTTGGCCGCCGTCGTCATCGAGCCATACGCCTTGACCTGAGCCGCAGCCATGTCCTCGGATGCCTGCTTCTGCGCTTCAGTGCCCCCATCGCTCTTTTCGAATTCTGCCTTGATATCCTGCACCTTGGCGCCGTATGCGGTCACGGAGGTCATCAGGCCGCCGATGGCGGCGCCGCCGCGGCCGAAGGCATCAGTCAGAGCCTGCGAAATAGTTTGTCCGATGCCGACCCACTCGTTGCGCAGATTGGCCGACATCTCCTGGATCTGCTTCAGGGCTTTCTGTGCAGCCTTTTGCTTGACCGGATCGTCGCCCGCGTCAGCTTGCATGACCAGCTGGTCTTCGGTCAGCTGCGGCAGCGCGTTGCGAATCGCGTCGCCCGCGCGCAGCTGGTTATTGACCACGGTCGACAGGCCGGTGCCTGGACCGTTCTGCAGCTTCAGATCGTTGAGTCTGGTCTTCAGCTTTTCGATGTCGGCGTTGAAATAGTTCTCGTCCATCTTGAAGATGGACGACTTCTCACCCTCCTCCTTCAGATTGAGCAGGAATTGCTTGTAGTTTTTCAGGCGCGCCTGATAAGACTTACCTTCAGCTGCCTCAATGTCGCTATCGAGATTTGCCAGCGTGCGGCCGTAGTCGGCCTCCCACTGCAGGTTGAATGCATCCTGCAGCTGGCCCTGCTCCGCAAGTGTCTTGGCCTGGTGGCTGAGCTTGGCACTATCCATGCGGTCGAGCGTATCCTCGAGCGCACGCTGGGCTGCACTGGTATCGCTGGCTTTCTGGGCCTCGGCAGAGTCGATCTTGCTCTGGAACTTCTGCTGCTGAGAAGGCTTGAGCGGGCCGGCGGCGGCGAGCTCCGCGCGCGCCACGTCCACAGCCTTCTGGTCGAGCGTCAGCTTCTTTTCCAGCTCGAGGTTGATCAGCTGGATGTCGCCCAGCTCGCCGCGCTTATTGGCCGACTTGGCGTTATCGATCTCCGTCTTCGTCAGCATCTGCTTCAGACGTAGCTCTTCCTGCAGCTGCTCGATGCGCACGCGTGCGCTGTCCTTGTCGCCGACGTCGACTTTGCTATTGCGCAGCGCGTTGCTCTGGTCCTGCAGCTGTTTCAGGTCGACGCGTATAGCGCTGATGCGATTCTGCTCGGCTTCCGGATCCGACAGGACTTTCGAGGTATCCAGCAGCTGCTTTTTCAGCGTCTCGGCCTGCGCGTGCACAGCACGGACGGCAGGGTTCTGCTGGTAGTATTCCTTTTGCGAGTTGGTCTGCATGCCGGCGTTGTAGAACTTATCGAGTTCTTCACGCAGTTGCGCAGTAGCGTTGTGCACCCCCTGGACGGCCTTGGCCGGATTCAGAATCTTGTCGACTTGGTCCTGCTTGGCAAGCAGTCCGGCCAGATTCCGGTCCGCCTCGATGATCTGGGCCGACAGCTTCTGGTAGCCGGTGACCGAGCTGGTCATGATGCCCGGGCTGCCGGTCGGCAGCATCTGCGGATTGCGCAGATCGTTAGGATTCTTGCCCTTGGCCCTTGCTTCATTCTCAAGCTTGGTGACAGCTGCGCGCGCACTGTCGATATCCGACTGCGTCACCGTCTCTGGCGCGTTGTAGCGGCCTTCCCGGGCATTCCACAGAGCGTTGGATTTTTCCAGCTGCGCGATCTCGCGGTCCAGCGCCTCGCCGATCACATGCAAGGAGTTCGCGATCTTCTGGTTGGCCTGATCAGCCTGATCGGTGTTGTCGCGGAACAGCAGCCAGGCGGCGGCGGCCACGCCGGCAGCAATCGCGACGGCGCCCAGCACCGGCAGCAGTGCGGCTTCCCAGGCGACAGTGGCTGCGGTAGCGGCTTCGGTAGCGGCAGTCTGCGCGGCAACAGCGCCAGCTACCAACTCAGCGGAGGCACCGGCGCCAAGGTTCGCCGCGGTCACGGCGCCCAGCGCGGTCGTCTCGGCTACCGCGGCGGTGGTGTGTGCGGCGCTGGCCGTCACAGCGGCCATGACGAGCTCCGTAGTCGGGCCGAGTGCGCGCATGGCGACATAGCCGCCAGCGAGCAGCGTAACGACATCGAGATTTTCAACGAGCGCGCCGGTCAGGCGCGCGATGTTGGTCGAGAAATTCTGCAGGCCGGTCGAGGCGGAGCCGCCCGGCTTGAACATGTCGCCCAACGACAGGGCCACGCCTTGAATGAAGGGCGACGCCTCCTGGAAGGAGCGGACAAAGCTGTTCTGCACTTCCACGCCAAGACGTTGGAAACCGCCGGTGGTGTCGTCCTCAAGCTTCTTGACCACGCCAGCCATGAAGCCGGTGGCAGTGGCTGCCTCCTCGGTTTTCTTTTTGAAGTCGTCGATGTTCTCCAGCGCCAACTGGGCTGACTTCACGCCGCGCACCGTGAAGATGCTGCCCAGCAGATCAACCCGGGCACTATCGCTGTATTGCGATAGCGCGCCGCGCATCTCTTCCAGCAGCTGGGTCAGCGGCTTGAGCGCGCCCGAGGCCATCTGGGTCTCGACACCCAGCTCTTTCAGGGCCTTCTTGCCCTTCTCGGTCGGCTCATACAGACCGGTCAGCATGTTGGTCAGCGAGGTGCCAGCGGCGCCGCCCGTCACGTTGATCTTGGCCAGCAGGCCCAGCATCGCCGCGGTCTCCTCAATCGAGACCTTGAAGAGCGAAGCGACGGTCGAAGCCTGACGCATCGACTCGGTCATCGCCAGCACCGAGGTGTTCGAGTTCGCCGCGGTCACGGCGAAGATGTCGGCGATGCGACCGGCTTCGCTGTACGACAGGCCGAATGCGCTGGCGGCGCCGGTGGCGGCCAGCGCGGCCTGGCCGACCGTCATCTCACCGACGGTCGCAAGGTCGAGGATGCTCGGCAGTACCTGCAGCGACTGCGCCGCGTTTAGGCCGTTCTGGGCCAGCATGCGCATCGCGTTTGCGCCCTCGATCAGTGAGCGCAGCGAGCCGTCGGAGACGCTCAGGAACTGGTCGAGGTTGACGCTGCTCTTGGTCAGCGCCAGCACGTTGGTCAGCTGATGCTCGACCTCGGCGCCGACAGTGACCACACTCTTGAGGCTGGCGGCGATGGCCGCGCCGGCGGCCAGCGGGATGAGCGAGCCATAGGTCAGCCACAAGCCGCCGAGCGAGCCGGCAAGGCCTCGTGCCAGGCTGTGCGCTTCTTGCATCGCCTGGTTGTGGCTGGCCGTGGCGGCGGACGAGCGCGTGACGGCTGGTCCGAGGCCCTCATAGGCCGCGCGTAAGGCATTAATGTCAGCGCTGGCAGCGGCGCTGCCGAAGCGCTGGGCAGCGCCTTCAGGCGATGAGCCGGGCTGTTGCAGATAAGACTGCACACGACCAGCAGCGTTCAGCTGTGACAGCGGACTGGCGGACAGGAAGCTGGCGTTCAGGCCGCGGTTGCGCTCGGCAGCCTGCTCAACCTCGACGGCTTCGTGCAGCTGCGCGGCAATGCGGCGGCCGGCGGCCCGAACTTCAGTCTCACTCGGCAGGCCCAGCAGAGTCCTGACGTCGATCGTCGATGCCGAACGCGCGCGCAGGTTTTCAGCCGTAACCGACTCGCGCATCTGGGCTGCGATCTGCTGTCCGATCGTGCGCGACTCAGCCTCGCTCGGCAGGCCCAGCAGGGTTCGGGCGTCGATGTTCGATGCAGATTTCGTGCGCAGCGCGGCGTCGCGCGCAGCGTTCATGGCGCGCGCGCGATCGATCTCGGCTTCGGTGGCGCCGGCCATCGGCCGGTAGGAGGTCTCGTACAGAGACTTGGCGTTCGCCTGGAACTGCTTGAGCTTCTCCAGCTGGCCGTCCAGCGACTGGGCGGCGGCCGTGGCCATCTGGCCGTAGCGCGCGGTCACAGCTTCGACCGGGATCCCTTGCGCCAGCTGGTTGAAGGCGGCAGTGACGTTGCTGGCCGAGCCGCGCTGGACCTGCTCCCAGGTGCGCGCGTCGGCTGCCTTGATCTTCAGGCCGGCGGCCTCCAGCGCGGCGGCCGCCTTGTTGCCGTTCTCCTCGATGATCTGGGCCTGGCGGCCGCCGAGGGCTTGCAGCGTCTTCTCGGCGGTGGCCGCAAGGTTCGCGAAGCCGGTCACCATGGTGGCCTGCATCAGCTGCATCTGCTCCGAGAGCTTGTTCAGCGCGGAGTTGTCGCCAAGCCGCGTCATCGATTCCGTGAGACGGTCAATAGCCGACGTGAGGCGGTTGACGCCGTCGTCGCCGCTGGCACTGACTGGAATATCGATGTTGTCGCTCATATGCAAAGCCCCCGTTAGATTGTCATTATCTAACGGGGGCTTCCGTGAAGCAAGTTCCATGAGGAAATTACTTCGGCTTCTGCGCGGCTACATGCTCAAGGTATGCGCTGTCGAGCCGGTTCACGAATTTGAAGATACGCTCGCGTTCTGTAAGGTTGTCTATTTGGAACAGGATGCAGTACGACAGAATTTCGGACACCGGAATTGGCAGCGGCCCTGACATGCTCACGTTTCGGCTGCGAGACACGCCCTGATAGGCGGTGTAATAGTGGTACTGGCGCACATCCAGTACCGGGCGGGCGGCAAGCGCCTTGGGGTTCTTGCCATCCGCCTTTTGCTCGAGCAGAAACTCAAGCTGCGGACCCCAGGTGAGATCCCACCTGAGGTACTCGATCAGTTTTTTGCGTCGGCCTCTTCGGTCTCGAAGCGGAAGTTGCGGAAGTCGGCAGCCTTGCGCGCCACTTCATTCTGGAATTCCTTCAGCATCAGCAGCTTCTGGGCATTCGCCGCGCTGTATTCCAGCTTCTCGCCCTTGAAGGTGACCGGACCGATCCAGCCCAGCAAGACGGTCTTGGCCAGCACCTCGGCCATGATCTGGGTCGACAGCTCCTCGGCCGCGGCGCGATCTTCGTCGGTGTCACGCTTGTCCAGCGCGTCCTTGTTCTTCTCGTACAGGCTGGCCAGCAGGCTGGTGTACTTCGGGTTGTTGGCGCGCGCGAGGGTCAGGGTAACGCCGCCGCCCCAGGGGAATTCCTTGCCTTCTTGTTCGGCTTTAGGGTCGGTTGCGTACGATTGCCAGAAATCCATGGGTGTTCTCCAGTTGTGGTTTGGGTAGTGGAGGTGACAGTTTGAATACTCCCTTGCCTCGTGTCAAGATCCCGCAGGAAATAAAAAGGGCGCGACCGAAGTCGCGCCCCACTCCCACTCCCACCCGTAACTGTTACGGCGCTACAGCCGCGCCCACGCGGTCGATGAACATGGTCTTGCGCAGCGCCGGATTACTATTGCCCTTGTCCGAGTACGCAGTGTAGTCGAACTCGGCCATGATGTCGGTATCCTTGCTGCCAGCCACGATCTTGCCGCTGGTCAGCATCGCCTTCGGATAGGTGATCACGTAGCCGTTGCCGGCAGCGTCCTGGGTCGACACCGTGAACGAGGTGTAGGTGTCGGTCAGGAACTTGTTGTACAGCGCGCCGTCGGCGAAGTAGACGGTGATCTTGCCCTTGGCCATGAAGGTGCCGATGCCGACGCCCACCAGGCCCAGGGTGCCGGCCGCATCCTGCGCGCGCAGGCCGCTGTCGATGTCGAACGAAATCGACTTGATCGAGGTCGAGACCAGCGGCGCGCCGCCTTCCCACAGCTGGCCCACACCCTTGACACCGTTCTGGATGTCGTAGGTGTTCGAGGCTGCCACGGCGCCGGTCAGGCGAGTGGTGGT